TGTACACAGCAAAGCAAAGAGACTTTGTATTTCAGGAGTTGGACCGGTGCGCCAATGGTTATTGGATTATGCGCAGGGGTCAACCTACATGGATACCCGGCGTTTATTACTACTGGCTAAACTATTGGACGTTGGAAAATGGAGAGCGGCCAGAGTATAGAGAGTGCGACCGTTTATTTTTTATCTTTTTCATTTCCTGTTACCAGAATCCTTTTATCGCGGCTATCATTCGTGGTAAAGCCCGTCGTGAAGGGGCTACATCACATGGCACATGTATTGAGATGTGGATAGCGACCAATGCTGCAGGGTGGGGTGGTAATAAAAGATGCGGTAATATATCTAAGACCGGGGCTGACGTTGATGATATGTATGATGACATGTTACTGTTGCCATTTAAAGCATTGCCTATATTTCTCAGGCCCAGGATGGAAGGTGGCAGTGATCCTAAGACAGAAATGAGCTTTAGGAAGGGGGGTGGCAAAAAGCAGCAGGTAGCAGTAGCTGACACCAGCAGGCAAGGTTTGAATAGTGTAATAACAAAGCGTGACACTACTTTGAATGCATATGATTCCGGTAGATGGAGTTTTATATTAATTGATGAAGGCGGAAAATGGAATAGAATTAACATTGGTAAGTATTGGCGTATCGTAAAGGACGTACTCGTTAAAGGTGCCAGCCGGGTAGGGTTTGCTTATCTTCCATCTACTGTTAACCCGCCCAATCAGGGTGGTAATAATTTTCAAAGATTATGGGACCAAGCTAATCAGTATGAATACCCGATCAACAGGCTACCTCAGCAGATGGTTAAATTTTTTAAACCAGCTTATGATGGGTTATCTGGTTTTATAGATAAATATGGAGACAGTGTTATTGAGCCACCTGACGAGGAAACGCTTGCTTTCCTGATCGAGAAAAATGCAAACATTCAGGCCGTAGAAGAAAGGGTACCGGATGAATATTTAAAATTAGGGGCAAGGAAATATCTTGAATTAAGGCTGGCCTTACTTACTGACCAGGAAGATATAAGTGAAGAAAAAAGAAAGTATCCTATAAGGGAGTCTGACATGTTTGATTTCGGAGATAGCTATTCTCCGTTCAATACTCAGAAGCTATTAACTCAGAGGCAGGAATTAAAAGAGAGGCCTGTGTATTGGAGACGAGGCAGACTGATACCTCATATGTTTGACGAAACAGGTAATAATCGGTTGAATATTCAGTTTCACGATGACCCTAATGGCCAGTGGATGATACGGGAGTTACCTAAAGTTCCTAATGCTTTTGAGAAAAGCGAGTATAATATAGTAAGGCCATTAGCCACTCATCTATACGGAGGGGGTGTGGATACATTCCGGTTTGATAAAACAAAAGACTTAGGCTCCAAGGGTTGTATATGTATAGGCTCAAAGATGAACCCGGCTATAGAAGGCACAGGTATGCTTGTGGCTTTTTATATCGGCAGGCCAAAGCTGACTGAGCTGTTTTGGAAAGAGATATTAATGGGTTGTTTGTTTTACGGGTGTACCTGTACGGTGGAAAAGGATGCCACGCAGGAATATCAAAAATATTTTAAGAATGCAATGCCAAATATTATGGAAGCAAACTGCTTACCTATGCTTGGTAAAAAACCGGATATAGCTATTGATCCTAACAGGAAGAAAAAAGACGGACTGGATTATGGTGCATCGTCTGCAGACCCATTTGTATTTGCAAAGCAAATCGAAGTAGGTCAGGTGTATATAGAAAAGTATTCACATCTTATCGGGCACATTACATTCATTGAAGGATTCCTGGCATTCGATGTAAGCGACCGTACTAAGTTTGATGAAGTGATAGGTTTCCTTATGATGCTACTCAACATTACCGGGGACTTTAAGCAACGCGAAGTTGAAAAGCGAAAGTACCCGGTAGCTGAGATGTATACTATTGGGGGAGGGATAAGGGGGTTTTAAATCTTTTTATAAACTCCAAAGTCATCAAAGTGACATATCTGTTTTATCATACCAACTTTCTCTGCCCAGTCAATCGCTGCACGTACGCTGTCCCATGTATGATCATGAAACAATAACATTCCGTTATCCTGTACTTTAGGGTGATAGGATTTAATATCTGCTATCACATCTTGCGTTTCATGGGACCCATCTACATACACCCATTCGAGTGACGGCACTTTACCTAACACCTGCCAGTCTGTACTCCAACCTTTTAATACTTGAATACATTTTATAGTATCTATCTGACTGGTCACATGCGTAAATTCTTCCAGGGTGGATTCTTTATCCAATTCGGCATTGCTACAGGCGAATGTGTCAATACAAAAGTATCGTGGCTTATTGGCAGTCAGGTGATGAACAGAATTAATTCCTGCAGCAACGATGCAGGCCGATAGTCCTTTATAGGAGCCTATCTCTGCAGCGCAGGTGGTCACCTTTCCCAGGTTAAACATAAATTCCCTCTGAGCCTCGCTGCCCATAAATCCGTTTACCTGATCGATGACTGGTTTTATTTTTTGGTAGGTCATGTGTGTGTTATGTTAGCGTATTGAGTGTTTACGAATTCTGAATTATACTTTTTAAATGTGGTATGTAGTTTTTCAGCAGGTACTTCTGACAATTCTGTATACCCATAACATATTCTGAGTGAAGGTGTTTTGGGTTATTCAGCAGTCGCATGAGCATTCTGACACTTAAATCTGCATCTAAGTTCTCCCATTCTGTCAGGTCTTCGGATAGTTTACCTGGAAGTATACCAGACGAACTGTGCCTTTTAGGTGGTAGTACGATTGAGTTTTCTTCATTCCATGGGTATGTCCATTCCAGTACATTATCCTGCAGGGCCATAAGGGAGTTAACTGGCGCTTCTTCATGCCTGAAACATTTCACTCCGCAGCCATTTAACGATACGGATATTTTAGACATGGATTGCGCTCGCAGTATGTCATTCATTGAAAACCTGGAATGATGCGGAGTAAACTGAGTAAGGACCAATGGCCTGTTTGGGTGATCGCGTTTCTCTCCTTGCACATGCCTTATGTCAGAAACTACAGAAAAATTCAGTTCTTCTGCCATCCGGTAAAATGCTGCGTGCAAAGATGGGCGACTAGGGTTACTCCATCCCCAGTTAAAAAATATATCTATTGGCCTATTAATATAATTCTCTACCGGTTCGATGTAGGTATTTTCAAATAAGCAAGGGTATTCAATGGGCTGAATAAGCGGAGTCCAGAGAGCCTTCGGCAATTCTCTTTTAAAGTATACCCGTATATCTACATCTTTCAACGCCTTATTTAGCTTCAAGTAGTTTTTATTGGAAAATAAGTGGTCATACTTTCCGTCCGATCTGCCGTATATATGCTGGACATTTACATTGCTCCATCCGTATTCAGTGAAGTCAAAGATGATAAAACGCTTAGATTTTATTCGATTAAATTCTTCTTCATTAAAATCCCATCCGTTCATATGAGTAATCCCAAGTCCAACAAAGTCGCAATCTTCTGCGCTGGAATGCTGGAACTGCGAAAATATCTGGTCGCGCAGGCACCCGTCTATTTCTCCGGTAGTAGATAGCGAGGTGAAGTACATTTTAATATCCATATATCTTTTTTAATTTTTTATTAGTAAATATGTTTCGTTCCTGTTTTCCATGTGATAATACGGCAGCTACAATAGTGTTTCTAATTTTTCTTATTATATTAAGCAGATGATATTTCCCATTGGTAGTTATAAAATATACCTGCACCTTCCTTATTTTACCTCTGTCCATATACCCTAACTTACACATTCTGTTTAAACAACTGGAAGCCATGGATGAAAAAAAATCTTTTTGCGATTCAGGTACCGATTTAAACACTTCGTTTGCTGCATATAAATCAAAAGAAGTAACCATGCTTGCGTAAGCTAAAAGATAGTAGTCAGCTACATGTAATTCATTCGTCATTTCACTATGCACTTCCTGTAAGTTACCGTACAGAAAAACCATTAAAGCTACATCGTACATTTGCGAATGCAGCATATGCACCAGCTCGTTCCTTTTAGCAACAACCTCCTTTAGATTTTTAACCTGCTCTTTCAGTTCTGCTATCTTTTTTTTAGTAGCGGCAGGCACGACTGCAGGTTTCCTTTTCACCTGAGCTTTGACACTAGCCATTTTCTGATATGATCTAACACTAGCCATTACCGGACATGATTTGCTCTACATAATACTCCATCGCTCCGGTATAATAAAAGTCATAACCATCTGTGCCGCATGGGATACAGTTCTCGGCAAATGGGCATATTTCCAGTACACGAGGTATCTTCATAGCCTCTGCAATGTTCCAGCACATAGACTGATTACCGAGAAACATTTTAGCAAACTTTAAAGCGTAAGCTAATTCCAGGAAGTTTGTTATTTCTAACCTTGGTATTTGCAGTTTCCATTCTTTGCAAAACTCATTATGCTCGGTATTTGTCCCGGCAAAAATGCAGCGATCTTCCATGGGCCGGAGGAAGTGATAAGTTATTTTATCATTATGATAACGCTGAGTCCGGTTGACTATAATCTTACCAGATACTTCTTTTTGTATTTCATCGAGTCTGCCGAGTTTAATGCCTGTTTCATTTACCACAGAAAATTCGGTAGAGTGGTCCTCAATTAGTTTTGCGATACCTAAAGGCTGCCTCAACTCTACCCATGGCTTACTTAAATCACACGCCATGTCAGGGAATGCATAAAACAACCAGCGGTTAATACTACCATGTGGCATGTTCACAAACACCTCTCCGTGAATCCTATCCAGATTTACGCTGTACTTTTCTCCTGACCAAACTCTGAAGTCTTCAATGTATGGTTGGGATAAAAGTAATGGCCGGATTAAATCAAACATAGCCTTGTTCATTGTTACCATTTCGCCTGCTTCGCTTCTTACAGGATGAACGGCACCCGGATAGTAATTACCAGCTCTGTTTAATTGCTGATATATGACAGCCTTCCTTCCTGTCTTTCTCCATACTTCTTTAAATGCAGCCATAGCCGCCACTAAATCTCCGCTATTTACAGCGTGAAAATAAGTTGTAAATCCAGAGTCAAGATTAGCTGGGGTACTGCTAATCACTTCGCCTTCCACTGAGTCGACTCCACTTCCTGCACTCAATCCTGAGTCTGCTCTGCTTCCTGCACTCAATCCTTCGCCATTACCCGTACTCAATCCTGAGTCTGCTGAAAAGAAACGTTTGTGTATCATTATTTTGGTTATTTTTGGTTATCAATAAATCAAATTACTATGGCACAGAATTTCACAGTGAACGTGTACGAGATAAATAGCATACCTGACCAATCTCCTAATCTTATCGGATTTCCTTCTGCCCAGTGTATGTTCTCTCCGTATAACGGGAATAACTACAAAGTGTTATATGGTATCATTACCACTTTACCAACTGGTTTTAACTACGCTACCGTAGAAAATCCAACTCAGTTAGCTACTAAAGCAAACGCTTAATAGCTAATCTGTTACAATTCATAGTTTTGCCTCGCTGGTCGGGGCTTTACTTGTTCAATTGCATTGCCTACTGATTGATTAGTCTTTGATGCACTTGGCTTAATTTTCACCATTTCTGGCTTAGCTTTCATCATTTCCGACTTACCCTTTCCGCTGCCGGTAATTCTTTTCTGTTCAATCAACGGGATGCCTTTTTTCTCAATCTCTTTTGCTTCTTCATCTCCTATCCGCAAGTAATCATTCCGAAGTGACGATATGGTTTTGGTCATATCAGGAAGCATTGAGATTAGTACCTTAAATCTCTCAAAAGTCTTATCATCTTTATCCTTGGTCAATTCAAGTGTAAATGAATTAAGGCTATCTGCCATCTCATTATTCTTCCTGTTCAATGCAAAATAACTTGCGAATAACGAATCAGATTTGAATCCTAAATTTTCCTGCAATAACCTGGAATTGGTATCACGAAGCTCTTGCAATTTCTTTTCCATTTCATTTAACCGGTCTACATATGCAGATGCCAGTCTCCTGACTTCATTAGTTTTGCCTACCTGAGCGACGAGTAACTGACCAAGTTCCATTCCTTCCTCTATATCTATGTCGGTAGATTCCAAAGTAAGTTTGATAGCTTCTTCCTCAGATATTTGCCTGGGCATTATCTGGCCCGGAGGTGCATCTAAAGAGATTAAATTTTCTACTTCTTCCGGCATATTTTGTTATTAACACAGCAAACGTAAATATATTTTTCCTTTAAAAAAATTTTTTTATTAAAAATATTTAGTTTTACTTTGACTTAAATTATTAGTTATGGCCACTCATTTGTCACCGGAAGCGTTAATACATCTTGGAGGGGATAAAACACTTCAGGAGCAGGTTGCTGCTTATGTAGGTGTGAATAATTACGGTGTTATGTCTGCCGTCATCCGGGGTAGCAAATCTCTTACAACTTATAAAGCTGTAGTAGCTATCGCTAAGGCTATGAATAAAAAACCTGATGAGATATTGATTGAAAAAAAATAAGTATGAATTTAACAGATTAATCCTATCTATATGTCTAACAATATTATTAACGAGTTCCTGCTGCACATCCTGAGTGACACTAATGGCGCGTTAATTAGGGAGTTGAAACAAAGGTCGGACGAGTTTTTAAAAAGCAAGGAAGAAACTCTACTGGTAAAGTGTGACGAGATGATAGGAAGGGTGAAATCTAGTGAACCAGACGCAACAGGTGTCATTAGCGAGTCAACTAACTGGTTAATAGAAAATAAAGAATGCTTGACTTACAACGAAGTGAAGGAGTGGTTTGAATTTGCGCTCAAAGAAGACCCCCTAATGCCAATACCTAAGAAAATAGAAAAATTAAAACAATTAGTTAAATCAAAACTCAAATTATAATGCCACGTCAAAAAATTAGTAACGGATTGCTATCTGTTTTATTACAGGAAATAGGATTTATCCAGGCACAATCGCCAGCTTTGGAATTATTCCTTCGATCAAAGATCAACCAGTTTTTAAAAGTAAACGAAGGTAGAATACGCGATTTGAATAATCACATTGCTACGCTTAATGACCTGTATGTAAAAAAGGATGACAAAGGCCAGGGGTTAGTGGAAGTAGTGGAAGGTAAGGCTAGACTTTTTTTTATCGACGAGGATGCTGCTAAACAGTATGACAAACTGTACAATGAGTTTATGAACAAGCATATTGACATAGTGGTTGATACCGAGCAATTACCTGTTGGGATAGGGTCAAATCCACTTAAATCGGTATAATAAAAACCAATGAGACCAATTAAGAATCATATACTTATACGTGCAGACAGGGACCAAAAGCAGAAAGTGGGAGAGTTCTTTATCGTACCTAACAGGCATACTTATGAGCAAAACGGGGTTGACACTAATCCATGTATTGCTGAAGTGATATGCGCGGATGAAGGCATCCCACTTGCAAAAGGAGATTGTATCCTACTGCATCATAATATTATAACCGATAAGGTATGGGAAATAAGTGCCGAATCGGGTCAGCTTTCCGTTTCTTCTATTCCATTTGACCGATGGGTATTAGGCAAGATAGATCATTGCGACGGCGGGTTAATGGCCATGAAAGGTAATTTGATTTGTGAAAGGATACGGATGCCTCAGACTGCAGGAGCGGGTAGGTATGAATTGCCAGATACAGCGGTAAAATACTGGTCAGATAAAGTAAAAGTAATCCATTCAGGTGTTGAATGGGCAAGTCCAGGTGATGCTATAGGTATATTGAAATATGCTGATTATCCGGTATCGTATATCTGGAAAGGAGAATTAAACAGAAGATGTGTCGTATGGGAGAATGATGTGGTATGTAAGTTAGCAGAAAATGCGTGCTAAGTTGATGTAAGTTAGCAGAAAATGCGATACAAGTTGACAATTCAATTCAGTAATAAACCAATATAAAACATGATTCAACCATTACATGACCTGATAGCTGTACTACCCGCTCCGGTGCAGGAAAGCAAAGACGGCTTTCAGATAGCTCAGGTAGCACAAACGCGCCCCAAAGAGGGGACGGTAATAGCAGTAGGCCCTGGCAAATACGCGGCAAATTCAGGAGTATTGATACCGATGAGTTCTCAGGTAGGAGATAAGATACTTTACAGCAAGTATTCAGGAGGTGAAGTAGAAATAGACGGTGTGAAATATTTACTTATGAGGGATGAGGAAGTGTTAGCAATTATTTAAACAATCAAATAATCATATGAGTAAAAAAATTCTGTATGGTGCCGCTGCGAGAGCTGGCATATTGGAAGGCGTAAACAAAACAGCCGATGCTGTTAAGGTTACCTTGGGTGGTAAAGGCAGGAATGTAGTATTTACTAATTCTAATCATCCACAGGCCCCTTTGTTTATTACAAAGGATGGCGTTACAGTGTGCCAAAACATATCATTAGAAGACCCAGTTGAAAGCATAGGGTGCAGGGCTATCACAGGTGTTGCCAGTAAAACTGTTTTAGAGTCAGGCGATGGCACTACTACAGCTACTATTCTCGCTCAGGCAATATTTAGCAGATCGGTTGACCTGGCAAACAATGGCGTGAATTCGATGGAGATTAAAAAGGGAATAGAGATTGCGGTTGCAGCTTGCGTAGAACATTTAAAAAGTATTGCTATCCCGTGTGAAGATGAAATGCTAAGTCATGTAGCTACTGTCAGTGCTAATAATGATCCTGTTATCGGTGAACTTATCGCAGAGGCTTACCGGAAAATAGGTAAAAATGGAGTAGTAAGGATAGCTGACAGCGGAAGTATTAAAACAGAAATTAAGATACGTGATGGAATTCAATTTGAAAAAGGGTACGTTTCCCCGTATTGTGTTACCAATCCGGCAAAGATGACTTGTGAGTTGGAGAACACAATAGTGTTTATTTACGACCGTAAAATATCTACTGCCAATGATTTGATAGCTGTATTCTCAAAGACAATAAAATACGCCCATCCAATGTTTCCTCCAAATACGCAACCGTCGCTTTTAATCATTTGCGACGATCTGGAAGGAGAGGCGTTTGCTACCTTGAATACAAACCGGATGAAAGCAAACATACCGGTGTGTGTGGTACAGGCTCCTTATTACGGTCAAAGGAGATTAGATTTCCTTCGCGATGTAGCTGTAATTACAGGTGGTGTTTTCGTAAATGAGCAAGACGGGTTGACTTTGGATAAGTTCGATCCAAGAGATTTGGGCGTTTGCGAAAAGGTTGTTATCACGCAAAGCGACTGTACGCTTATAGGTGGCAAAGGAGAGAAAGAAAAAGTAGATTCCAGGATAAATGAATTAAGATTACTGGCAGATATACCCGATACTAAGCAGATTGAAAAAGAATTTATCCTGGAACGGGCCGCTAAATTGGAAGGAGGTATAGCTGTATTGTATGTTGGCGGGATGAACGATGTGGAAGTGAGGGAAAAAAAAGACAGGTGCGATGATGCTATACGGGCAACTAAAGCTGCCTTAGAAGAAGGGGTGGTACCTGGCGGAGGGTTGGCATTACTTAAATGTGAAAGTGCAGTTTTGTCTATTTTGGATAATTATACTGGCGGAATTAAGGATGGGATCGAATTAATATTCAGCGTTTTATCTGTACCTATAGATCAGATACTTGAAAATGCAGGAGTAGATTGTTCTGAAATAATAAGAAACATAAGAACTACGGAAGGGAATACTGGGTACAATGTAAATACAGATGAGCATGAGGATATGTTAAAATCCGGCATTATTGATCCGGTTAAGGTAGTCCGAGTAGCCTTGGAAAACGCATCTTCTATGGCTAGTCTACTGGTAACCAGTGAGGCATTGATGGTGGAGATTGAAGATAAACAGGAAGCGAGGGCGATGCAAAGACTGTAAAAACCTGCTACTTAATATTTGAATCCTGTTCCTTATCTTTGGGGAACAGGATTTTTATTTATGGCAGACGTAAACACCAATTACCAGTTCATCCAGTTTCTGATTAGAAAAAATCAGACAGGGAACGTAACGCCAACTGAATACCAATTAGCATACAATACAGCTCAAAGGGATTATTATGATATGCTACTGGGTAGAGTGGAGCAGTTTCAATATGGGAAGCCGGTAGCGAGGATAGGTCTAGGGATGAGCAGTAAAATAGCAAAGGATTTGGCTCCATTTAAATATACTAATACCCCTATTTCGGTAACAGGAGGGGTGTCACCTTATGGTGGCGGCATAGCTTTATACCCATCCAATTTCCATTTTTTAGCGGCCATGTTTGATACCACATATAGAAAGGTAGAGCGAATTGATGACACGAAAATAGCCGCAAGACTAAATTCAAAGATTGACCCGTTATCCGATACATCATCACCATTTTACATAGAAGATAGTACAGGGTGGAGGGTATACCCAAATGGCGTATCCAGTGTGCTTATATCTTATTACAGGTTACCGGTTGATATAGTATGGGGGTACACAGTTAATAGCAATGGTCGTGCGGTTTACAATTCAGCTACAAGTGTGCAACCTGAATGGGATAATCCTAGTAATGATGAGATATTAGGCAGAGCAATAAGATTAATGGGTGTAAGTTTTTCTGACGAAGACAAAGTTAAATTCGGGGAAGAAGTAATAACCAGAGGGGAATAAAAAATACTATGGGTGCAATTATAAACAATATTACATTTGGCGTTTTTGTAGAACGGGTAAAAAAGTTCTGCGAAAATAACTGGCCTGACCAGAAATTAGATGTCACCAGTAATGAAATATTGTTGTATGTGTACGAGGGTATAGGTGTAGCAATAGTTAATGCAGCGGAGAAAGGTTACCAGGCAGAGGGTATATTAGCATTGCCGGAAGGTTTCTTGACGGTGTATAAATTAGCGGCAAGTAGTTTTACCCAGGACCAAAACACGGGCATATACCAGGTGACTATGCCAGCCCCTCCTGTAAATCTACCATTAGGCTATAGTATTTCTGCTCCATTTTTCGCAGGGTATAACTCAAAAAGCTATCCATTGATAGCAGTAAACGCTAGTCAGGTAGGTTATTTTGATAAAATAGAAATGCCAAATTATGGAGTATTCTATTGGCCAGAAGGTTCTATTTTTAATATGTACAGTCCAAATGTCAATTTGTATGAATCAGGATTAACTCTGTATTTAAGAATGCTATCTCCGCGTAGTTTGACTAATACGGATACGGATACTATCAATGTTCCTGACGATCAATTATTAGTAGTATTTGATATTGTGTGTCAGAAATTAATAGCCAGGATGAACAGGCCGAAGGATTTAGCTACCGACAGCGGGGACATACATACATTCAGTCCATAACCAAATAAGCCATGGCAATTCAAAGACTCATAAAACTTCGTGATGTAATTTTCTTTTACATTGAATCTGCAAAGCAGACTGAAGCTGCTTATATAAGACTATGGAGAATAGCTTTCAGGGGATTTGAGCAAATGGGTTTGAATGCTTTTTGGGAACCACTAACCGTGTCATTACCGGTAAATCCAAATAAGACCGCAAACCTGCCTACTAATTATCTGCAATGGATAAAAATCGGACAGTTTAACCAGGCAGGCGAATTACAAACTTTGCGGGTAAATGAGCAGCTTACTACCTATAAGGATAATGATCCTAACAGGATAAGCCAGATAACACCTGAAATACAGGAAGCGTTATGCGGAGAAGGATGGTATGGAGTGTCTGCTGACGGAGGCTTTACTGGCGCGGGAATCAGTAATGGATACAGTTATCAACCGGAATTTGGGTTAGGAAGTAGGCTGGTGCAGTATGGAGAGTGCAAGGTAGATAATCAGAATCAGGTTATTATATTGAATACAAATTACGAGTATGCTCATGTTGTATTAGAATACCTATGCAGTCCTGAGATGAATGACGACTACCAGATTCCAATTCAGTTTAAAGAAGCTATGATAGCATGGTTAGCCTGGCAGGACATTGCTAATCTTCCATCTACCGGCCATGTAGGGAATAATTCTATTACCATGAGGGCAAGGGCATTCAAAGCTCAACTTTCACTTGCTAAGAGAATGTTCAAGCCATTTAGATTGCAGGAAGCAGCTCAGTATTTTGTGGAAGGAGAAACGTTGGCTATAAAGTAATTTAGATGCGAATTTATTATTAACTTAAATTTAACATATCATGTCTATTTTTCAAAAAATAATCGACACAACCGGCATATCGCGACCTTTAGGTGGCACTGCTGTAGCTGGACAAAGGCTTCTGGTTTTTACTAATCCAGAAGGAGCTACGTTATCCGGTTCTGTAGCAAGCTATCCTGTTACAGGGGCAGATGAACTAGGCAATACATTTTCTGGCACAATGATTAGGGGGTTGTGGGGAGGGTTTGAAATATCTAATTTAACTCAAACTAATTAAAATGCCACATCAAGTAGAAGAAGTTCAGTTTGTAGGGGCTATGGATATGGATACGCCTCCGCAGGTGTTCCCTAAAGGGTTCCACTCGGATGCCAGGAATATTATTATGCGCGGGAATAAAGGGAATATGCGTATAGATAACTTACCCGGAACACGGAACATTCCTAATCCTTATCTACCTTCTACTGGTCAAAACAAAAAAATAGGGGCGTTCTATGATGATGTAAATCATAGAATTATAGAGTTTAACTATAATTCTGCTTTAAATCATGGGATATATATACTTAATACACAGACCGAAACATATCAGGTATTGTGTCAGAACGGGGTTAATACCAATGGGGATATACTAGGATTCGACGCTGACATTTATATCACTTCAGTGGACATTATATACGGGGACGGAAATTCTGGTGATCTGTTATTTTACATAGACTCATTATATAGGCCAACAAAATTAAATATACAGCGGTACCTGGCAAATGCATACACACCCGTTTACCGGAGTTTTATTGATGTAGCGAAGGCCCCACCGGTAATGCCAGTTAAATGCACTTACGAGAACGACCTTACCGCAAATAATAATAATCTTATAAATTCCCTGTTTCAGTTTTGCTCTACCAATATTTACGATGACAACGAGGAAAGTGTACTTTCTTCCGGCAGTATAACCCCGCTACCTACCATTGCATTTAATACCGTTGATACCAATCCGGTAAACAGTAATGCGAGGATTGCTTTGTATGTAGAAACAGGTGATAGCGATGTCAAGGCAATAAGGATATACGGTAGACAGACAAATAGTGGAGCCACGAGTGGATGGTTTATTATAGCTACCCTGGATAAGGCTTCATTAAGTATACCGTCAAATTCAATATACAGGTACCAGTTTAAAAATGACGGTCTGTATTTAGATGCAAATCCTTCATTTACTGTAGTATTACAGGATTACGTGCCTCAGCAAGCTAGATGCCAGGCCTTGCTAAATGTAAGCACTATCTCTTACGCTAATATCACAGAGGGGTATGACTACATAAAATCTTCATTTACAGAAATTATAGGAGGCGGTTTCGAACCAAGTATATATACGATCAATGGCTGCCTTTTCTTTGCGTATCAACCTAAAGGAAGCAATCAGGTTACATTATATCTAACTGGGGTAGGAATCAACGATGGCACTACTAACCTACCAACTACGCTGGATAATCCGCCTTTGTATCTTTTCGTAACAGCAAAGGTCGGCGTAACCGATGTAGGATTTAGTGTAACAAATGGTATAGGGAATAATATCGCTACAATCATATCTCAGCTACAAGTAGGCGCTACTTATGCTGGATGGTCGGTAGTATCTTCTACTTCTAATAGCTTAACAGTTAGCTTAGCAAATGTTGTGCTTCAATCAGCTTATGTGTATTTACAAAACAATATTCCGTCGACTATTCAGTTCCCATCTCTTTTCCCTTATTCCTGGTACTCTTATGGAGTTGTTTATTATGATGATAAAGGCAGGACCAACGGTGTTATTACAGATGTAAGCGCGAACATAATAACTCCTAGTGGGCAAGGATATAGTAATTTCTTCGGGTTATTTTATATTACAATTGGACTATCTGGTATCACTCCCCCGTCATGGGCTAAGTATTATCATTTGGTTCGTACAAATACGTTGACTTACGATAAATATTTAGACTGGATTTCAAATGGGGCTTATGCCAGTACAGGGCAATTTGTACAATCTCAGTATGCTTACATTGAAATTGATAACATACTTACTTATAACCAGAATTTAGAATCCACTCAGAATGTAGTAAATTATTCATTCTCTCTTGGTGACAGGGTTAAGATAGTAGGTCTGTATAATGCAGCGGGGAATTTCAATACGTTAAACTATGATTACGAAATAATAGCATTGGTCTCTAATCCTATAATGAATGGTATTCAAAGAAATGGGACTTTCTTGCAGATTAATTACCCTACAGCAGATGTAGCGGCAAGTAGTGGGGCTTTCCAGTTTCCAGGCTCATCTACTTTTAGTGGCAATGTAGCTGACTTTCAGAACTACCAAATACTTATTTATAACTTAAAGCCTTGGGCCCAGAGTGTAGAAGGTAGTAATCAGAATGTATATTACGAAACAGGACAGCAGTATAATATTGGGTTCCCCGGAACATCTTCGGCCTACCACATGGGCAATACGGGAGACAATGAAATATCATTTAATGATGGAGATGTTTTTTTAAGGCGAAGAACAGTGCCAACAGGGGCAACTTATCAATTACCTTGTAATGGTTATCATTTTAGTAACTCTTATGCTACCATACAGATATGGGATAATAATACTTTAAATGACATTCCAACGACTAATTACCTTTTAGCTTGTCAAAATAATCAAAGTGCAAGCCTGTCCAGTGGGGGTTATCCTAATTTTTCAGACGGGAATTTTTTCTGGAATAAAAGTTCTAATCCCATTTCCATAAGGATACGTGGCACTTTCCAAGCGTACATAAATGCATCTAATACACAGACATCTGTTGGAATGTTTTTAAAAATAAACACAAGCTCCAATGTTGCAACGCCTATCCAGGTATTCAGTAATCAACCTATAACAGTTATAAATACACCTAGTACATTTAATTTTGATGCTACAGTTAGTATTCCCGCAGGGTGCAAAGCAGCATTAATATTTTCCAACTACAATAATGTTGGTGATTTGTTTATTTCTGCATTTTCAATGCGGGTAAATGTAATGGGTAATTACACGATAAATGTTTATGATACTTCATTTAGTGACACTTATAAGTTGATTACTAATAACAATTCAAGAGCGATTGTTCAAGATACAACGGCCTTGCAAACAAACTTTAACACGCTATTTAGGTATTCAGAGCCGTATCAGTTAGGTACAAATATTAATGGCACTAACAGGTTTTATTTCAATAATTTCGATGAATTTGAAAAACAGTGGGGCGGGGTTATGAGAATGAAAACTCATGACAAATCGATAAGGATATTCCAGTACAGGAAATGCGGAGTTATCGGGGTGTATGCTAATTTTATCAAAGACAACTCAGGCACACAGCAATTGGTTACTACTGACACAATTATCACTCCTAACAACATACAATATTATGAAGGCGATTTTGGGATAGGCAATCAGGGGGCAGCTCTTGTTTCTTCCGGGTACGCTGATTATTTCCCTGATCCGGTAAAAGGATTTTTACTTAGGTTGTCCAGGGATGGGATTATTCCTATATCTGATTTGTATAAAGCGCAGTCATGGACAGGTAACAACTTTCCTCCGTATTTGTCTAATCAAAATCCGTATCAGTATGGAGGGTATGCTAAGATATTAGGAACATTTTTCAACCCAAAAGACCGACCTGGTGAATACATATGTTCGGCTCAATATGGCGCAGGTTATGGGATAAACGGATTACCGGTGGGAGGTGAATCATTATCCTTCAATGAAAAAGAAAATGCGTTTACTTCCAAGTACGACTTTGCGCCTGATTTTATTTTGTGTGCAGAGAATAAATTATACTCATGGTTTGGTGGCCAAACATACATACATGACAATGTAGATGCTTACAATACTTTTTATGGTCAGTATTTTGGTTCCGAAGTTCAGATTATAGCCAAAGAAATGCAATCAGCTAAAAAAGAGCCGTTATCATTATCCTATCAATCGCCTTACCCTCAGTACAATGTAAATGTGCCATTGTGGTTAGCGCCAAATATGGGAGATGTATTGACTTCCACCGGTCAACAAAGCAACTTAGTAGGAGATGACTTTGATTTTAGAGAGGGGGTATATCATGCTGACTTTCAAAGGGATAACACCGGTATATACGGGGTGATAGATGGTAACTATTTAAAGGGGGAATGGTTGCAGGTTACACTCAGGAATAACAGTAATCAATTCACATTCCTTTCTTCGTTATATTTGAATTACTTAATTTCGCAAAGGAATGGGTAAAAATTAGTCATTCGCCAAGGTGAAGACTTAGGCGGCAAAACTTTAAATTATGCCAGGTATTGATCCGATTTCTTTAGGGTTAGAAGCAGTACCTGCTATTATTAGCGGGATTAGCTCTATCTTACAGAGCGGCAAGGCTAAGAGATTAGCTAAGGAGAATCAGCGACCTATAGAAATGATTCCGCAAGGAGTTACAGACAGCGTTCAATTAGCAAAAACACTGGCCATGAGTGGTGGATTACAGGGGGCTACTGAAATGGCAGCTAAAAAAGAGATCGCCAGGAAAGCGGCAACTGCCCAGGCAGAAGCTACTACGCGCAGAGCTGGCGTTGCAACAGCGGGAGCTGTACAGGAAACAAGTAACGAGGCTGGACTTCAGTTGGCAGCCAGAGATGAAGCTGCAAGAACAGCTAATACACAAAACTTAATTCAGCAAAATCAAACCTTAGCCGGGTGGCAGGATAAGGTTTGGGACTATAATAACAGGCAGAAGTATGAGGAAAATGCAGCAGCGATAAGAGCACTCAAAACTGCGTCACAGGAGAATATGAATACGGCAGCCAATAGTTTACTGAGTACAGGCGCGAAAGCTAATGCCGGGGATTTGAATACAAATCAATTAGGTAATGTGAAAATAACTGCACCTAAAGACCCAACAATGAATACCGGTTTATTCGGTGGAGGTGTTATTCCGGCAGGGATGACTTCTTTTTTGTCTCAATTAATGGCTAATCAATGGGGAGGTACAGCTTTAAATTAATCAACCAATGGCAAATACTTTATCAGGATTAAATGTGGCTACTAAGGCAGGCGAAGGTCAGGCCGGTATTTTCCATTGGGAACAGTATTACGACACTGTAAATAAAATTCACCAGGAACAATTATTGCAGGGAGTTCAATATAAAAAGGTAATAGACAAATCTGCTATGAATCTTGAAGCAGCTCAGAAAGGAATCCGGCCTGCAGATGTCCCCAAGGCTCAGGAAATATACGGAAATTGGAGGCAGGCTTCTTTGATGTTACAAAGTCCTAAGATTCAAAAGGATGCTAATACCAGGGCAGAATGGTTGAAGAAAGCGGATGACAGCTATGCTGAGTTAATGTCCCTAACAGATAGCAGCAAACAGCAATCCAAGTTTGAGTATGACATGAATCTGGAAGCTGCAAAAAAGGGGTTTGTCGGGTATGTACCTGCAAATGAGTATGCAGAAAGGATGAAAATTTCAAATAGTTTGCCGCTCGATCAGGTATATAAGCAAGGATTTAATACGGCAGTCCCCTATATGTTACCAGCAGAAACAATGCCAAAAGAAGATTTGCATGTACTTGCCAGAGGTAAACAGTTGCCTGTATTAAAAAAATATGAAGATGTTATAGAAAATGGGCCGGATGGCAAACCGGTTAAAACTGGTCAAACAGAAATAGCTGTATCCAGATATGAATATACCGGTCAACCGGATAAGATAGTTCAAAACACTGCAAGGTATCTGGCAAACATTCCTATGGCTAGTTCTGACGCTAAACGCTCGTTTAAAAGTGATACAGAAAAAAACGGGGAAGAATGGGTAAAAGGAGTTATCCAGGAAGCACAGGACGAATTAGATGCTCATCCAGTAGGTGGTCATTCTCCTAAATTAGCATTTGATTTTGCCGGATACGAACAGGCAAACATGGTATTGGAGGCTAAGGAAAAATCAGAGCCTACAGGTAATTTTAAGCCGGATAGAGATTATGAAGCTGCTCAAAAAGAAAGAGAAAAGAAAGCGGATGATTATGCCAGGCACATGTACAGGATGCAGGAACTTGGGGTTCAGCATAAATACAGGTTAGGAGAAAAGCAATTTGGTTTTAGTTTGCAGCAGTCAACTCAGCCTAAAAACTATACCGTAGACGAAATTGAAGCTGTATTATCCAAACCTACAGGTACTGTTCCGGGAGAAAATGGGCAGCCACCAAAGACTTACTTGGAACTTGGTATCAATGCAATGGCTCATTTGAATGCGGCCACTAAAACAAATACAGGGGGCATAGAGATGCAGCCGCTACCGGTATTTAGTAATACTACTGTTAATAGCAATGAAGTTTACCAGAAAACAATTAAGCAGACTGCGGAAAAGTTGAGGTCGGTATTACAGGAACCGAAATGGCAAGAACTTCGCGAAAAACTTTACAACCCAAAAGTGCCTATCCAGCAGCAACTTGAAGCCCTTGCGAATGCTTATAATGATATTAACAGGGATAATCATATTGATGCAAGGTTTACTGCGGATGATTTAAAGAAAACAATGCCGGTAATTTATACAGAAAGTTATTCAGGGAAACTAACTAATGCGTTGGTACTTGATTCTAAAACAGGGGAAATGGTACCATCTACTACTGAATTTGTTGTACCTAAGCAATCTATTAACGGAATTCTTAAACCTGGCACACCTGAATTTAGAAATAAATTGCAATATCAGATTGATAAATACGGCAAAACACTTAAAAAAGGAGTGAATTCTGCTAAAGTTGTAGGGGCTATTGCGGATATGAATGCAGGAATGGGTGATGATGAATAAAAATTAGTATCTTTATTTTCAGAACAGATTTTAAAATTGCGATTTTATGTTGTGTGTTGTTTTGTGTGTAGCAATAAAATCGCAATAAACACAGGACATGCCTAAAGATTATTAGAGTATTTTAAAAACCTTATAATGTACTTGCGTTATGTATAAGTTAATTATATCCTATTTTAAATCATTTTTTAAACTAGGTAGAAAAAATATTAAGGCTAACGGAGGCGGAGCCGACGAGGAGACTCGCGGTAGAAGCCTTAAAGAGGTACATGAAGATATAGTTAGTTTACCTGCTCATGGATCAGGTGAAAAGTTTCTTCTTCTTGTCAAAGAATATAATCAAATCTTGTCGAAGATAAGAAGCGTATCGTCTGACGATGTTAGCTTTAGAGAAAACTGTGTAAGCTCTCTCACGTGATAAACGTAATCATCTATTTTTATTTTATCGTTAGGAAGTATTTCATAATTTGATTTATGCTTAATTTTTTCTTTGCCGCTAGTTGATATACATATTCCTGTTTTAAAATTATCATCGGAAAGGGTAAACCACAATACAGTATTTTCGTCTAATGATTTCCATCCACCATGTAATAGGTTGTCGTTTATCATAATTTACCTTTTAGTATAAATTGGTATAAAGTTTTTGACAATTCCTAAGTAATAAACCCCGTCATATTCTATAACGGACGCTATGATTAAGTTCACTTTTCGTGTAGGAGTATTGTCATTTACATAAAAAGCACCTTGATGTAAAGGAGGTAGCACGCCTTTATCCTCTTTAAAATTTTTAATACTAGGATTTAGCAAGGCCATTATAACGACAATTACAATAGCAATCTTTTGCCAGTGTTTAACATTTTTCATTCCTCTAAGATAATTAATCCGCTACGATAAAAAACAGAAGCGTGGGTTTTTCTATCTAATTTAAAAAATGAACTAAGTTGCTATAATTTACTTAATATAACGTCTAATTATAAGGTTTTTAAAATGCCATCATGTCCTGTGTTTATGTAATTTTAAAATCTGTTCTGAAAATAAAGATACGTCAGAAATCATCACTCCGAGGCGAGCGTAGCAATCCGAAGGATTAACTGAGCTGGCTTAACGGTTCCATGTATTTAATTTCTTTATTCTTATATTTGGTATGAAATTAATTTATTTTCATGCCTGATAAAAATCAGATACCATCGCAACCACTGGAAGCAGCTTCACCAGCTACTGATAATTACCTGTGGAACACCGGTTCTCAAACGCAGATGCCGGTGAGACAGGAAAGCGCGATACCAGAAATTCCTGAATATAATAAAAGACCTGTACCAGAAATTACAGGCGCAGAAAGCGTGACTCCTGAAGTTAAGCCTTTTGAAGGATCAGACTTTGTAGTTAAATCTGCAACTAAGGTTTTGGAAGATTACAGGAATTTGAAGTCAGAAAATGATTTTGAAAGTTTACTTTCATTACAATCTCAATCTCCAATAAATGCAATTGCACCTAAAGCTGAATCTTATTATAATCAGTATGGCGGTATAACTATAGTATCGCCAGAGGGTATTACAAGTGAAGTAAATCTCACTACTGAGCAGCTTAAAGATATTGAATCTCTTGATAAAGAATATACATTAAAAGGCAAGGTGCCATCGTGGTCTGAATTAAAAGGGAAGACTGTTCCTGCTGGTACTATGATTAAGGTGGATGATGATTTTAAAACTAATAGCAGTTCATGGTATAACCGGTTAAAATCAGACAACGGTGAAGACTGGGATGGCCAGTACCTGCAGATGCGATACGATGAAAAAGCCGGCAAGGTTTTGCCTATGGCTTTTACTCCATTTAAAAAATTAGCAGAGGCAGGCAGAGATATAGGGGAATTGCCAGATGTAGAGGTGCAAGGATTGAAATCTCCTGTAACAGATAAGGATGCGCAAAGTTGGGTAAAAGAACAGTCAGGAGCCCAGGCTTTCAGTAAGGATACCAGGGAGGTTACGCCAGAGATGCAGGAGCGAGAGGCGAGTGAAGTATGGAGAAGATACCCTACCGCTGCCAGGGTTAAAGATGCGCTTACAGAAAATCCGGCACTTGCAAAATTATTTATGGGTAACGAAAAGTTATTCAATGCCTTCAAGGATGAATTAGACAATGCAGCAGGTAACCAGGTAGTAAATCAATTCGACCAAAGTGATATGTTTGCAAAAGCTGTATTCAGGGTATATAAATTGGATACAGAAATATCTCCCGACGTAAGGCAGTCTGCGGATGCTGCGAGCAGATTAAAAGCAATCGCTCAGGACTACGGCATTAAGCAGGGGAAATTAGCCGCTCAGATGAAGCTGGCTGCTGGCGACCAACCAGAATATATGGAGTTAGCTGCTTTGGAATCTAAAATGGCAGTTAATCCTCGTGATGTTACAGAATCTGATACACAGAGATACAGAGAACTAAACCAGTTGGTTTCAAACCGGATAGCCGAGACAGGGAAAGGGACTAAGGAGTGGGGGCAATATATCGCAAACAGGGCTGGATATGCCAGCGCGTTAAAGTCGGTAGCACAATCTCTTAATACATTCAATGACCCTGATAAGCAGTCAGAATTAAATACTTATCTATTACAACAAAAGGGTCGTGAGTTATTAAATCGTGTCCCTAATTATTTCCCTAAAGTAAAAGAATCAGAGCAAAAGCAGGCAGAATTAAATGCGTCTGGAAGTGCTACTTCGCTTGGCCGAGGACTTACTGGCGCGGCAGTTAAGGGCGCAGAGAATATAGCTATGTTTTTTGCAAGAGATGAATCAGGGAAAAGAGCAATCGCATCTAATCTTCCAGGCTCCGGCAGGCCGGACCTTATGCCTGAATTTTTAACACCAAACAGACCAGCTACTTCCAGGGTGAATACATTTTTAAATTCTTTGGATGGTGGGGCCAAGATGGTAGGCAGCATGGTACCGGCTATGTTAGCAGGTGCGGCAGGTGGTGCTCCGGCAGAGTTAATCGCTTTTGGTGCTATGGCCGGACAGGAAGCCCGTGATGAAGCGATAAAGCAGGGATTAAATACTCGCCAGGCAGACACCTACGGCATGCTTAATGGGCTAGTAACGGCCGCAGCGATGAGACTGCAATTACCGGGTTCGCTAATCAGACCTAGTGTAGGATTAGAAGGGTTGATAAAAAATGCGTTCAGTAAAAAGTCAATACTCGACTATGCGACCAAGATACTCGTCCCTACAGGGAAAGATATTACTGAAATGGGTATCGCCACTGCTCAGGCTGCAGCTATGGATATTGCTAATTCAGTGGTAAACTCTCAATACAATAAAAGCAAGGGGACTAAGTTTGAAACATTAGAGCCAACAAAACTTACTCAATCCATGGCAGGCATGGGGGTTATGGCTTACTTATTCCAAAGAATAGGAAAGGTAGGCGAGATTGCAAATGCCAGGCCATTGTTATATAAAGCGTTTCAGGATGCTCCGCAGGAAACATTAGACGCATTGGATATGGCTCGTAAAAAGTTACTACTGGACGCGGGGAATGGGGACCAGAAAGCCGGATATGCTTTAAGTCAGATTACCAAGGCGCACGATTTACTATCAGAATACTCACGGAACAAATCTGGGTTATTGCCGTCAGTAACTGAAGATCAGCACGCAGCTCAGGCAATGATAGTAAGTGATATTGAAAATTTAAAAGCACAAAGAGCAGAAGCATTACCTGAATTACATGCGGTATTAAATGATAAAATTGAAGCGGCTCAGAAAAAATTACATGAAGTCGTTAACAATCCTGACACGGCCAGTAATCATGTGCAAGTTGCTTTAGAGCCATTGCACGCAGTAGCTGGCACCAATCCAGAACCTCAACGAGTATTTACTGATTTAGACCATACACTTGTCACCAGTGATACGGATGATAGCCTTACTCCGTGGGGAGAAGAAGTGAAAGCGCAAATCGCTAGTGGCGAATTAAATCCTGGTGATGTTCATATTGTATCGCGCAATCCAGATGCAGAAAGAGCGAAAAGAATTGCAAAAGAAATTGGCATACCAGAAGAAAATGTAGCTACTGGTATAGCTACGCCGGAAGGAAAATCTGCATACATCGAAAGTCGTGGTGGGAAGGATAGTGATATATTTGTAGATGACCGGTCAGAAAACAGGCAGGCGGTAGAAGATAAAGGTGTAAAGTCGGTAGATGTGCCGAAAAACGAATCTGAGCCTAAGCCGGACACTAACCCCCGGATAGCAAAACTTGACGATAAAATAGCTGAGTTAAGGAAAACGGATACACCTGAATCGCACCAGGAAGCGGACCATTTATCCAGGCAGAAGGAGTTAATTAAAAAATACGGGATGGATTCAAACGAGATACGGAAGAAACTGGAAGATGAGGGTAAGTTGACAATAAAATGTCCCCCGGGCGCAAAAAAGAGATTGAGCTTTAAAAACTTATTCAAAGCGAAGGACGGAATTAAAACAAATAATTCTAGTGGGAAATGGGAAATAGTAAAAGATATTAAAGGAGACTCTCATTATAATGGAGGCGTAGACGTTACCATAAAAGGTCAGAAAATAGAAGCTGAAGGACAAGAATTAAAAATAAAAAATAATTTAGGATCAGAAGCTATTATCCCTAAAAAAATGAGAGAAAGAGTATTAGATTTACTGGATACAGGTAATCATGATAAAATAAGCAATATTGTAAAATCATTGCCTGTAATGCCAGAAAAAGCAGGAGAAGGAGGAATGTATAAGTCAAATACAAATACAGAAACTCCTGTTCCAGAAATATACACTAGCGATGTTAAAGAGTACTTTAGGAAATTAATGTTTTCTCCTAGGATTCTAAATATATTAAAAAAATCAGGGACAGGTGCTACGGATCAACAGACAAAAGAATATGCTGTAAAAAGATTTAAAAACATACAAAGCACTCCTGCTTTTTCTACTGATTTAGGAGAATCTATTGGTGGAGAGTTTACAGGCGGGAAGGTGTTAATAAATACAAGTCAATTATCAAACAAAAATATACCAACACCTGAAAAAGCCGTTAGCGTATTAGCTCATGAATATTCGCACGCACAAGAGGGATCAGACGAAGAAAAAACTCTTATCCCTGAAAAAGATAAAGAATTAATAATTAGTCTTGCAAACCCAAGTGCTAAAGGCGATATGAATGAGTATATAAAAAGACCAACAGAAACAAGGGCAAGACTTAATCAAATAAGGTATTTGGGTGACTTCAATAAAATATATGACGCTACTAAAGAAGATTTTGACCAGAAACATTTAGATAAATTAAAGGATGAGTTGCCTATGCAGCAATTAAGACAGGTATATTCTGACGAAGCTATAATTCAATTAATGAATAGTGTATCTCTTTCAGAAAAAGGTAAATATAATACAACAGCATAACTATGGAAATTCATATTAAAACAATACCAGGGAGTAACCAACGATACCCTACCGTTGGAGATTATTTCTATGATGATTTGGGTGCGCTACAGGTGAGAATATCTGATATGAGTACTGCGGGGGCTGAGAAATTAGCGGAGTTGTATCATAAAATGGTTGTGATACATGAACTCGTTGAGGAAGCATTGACTAAATTTAGGGGGTTGAGTGAGCAGCATATAACGGACTTTGATTTGTATTACGAAAAAAGAAGGGAGCAAGGCTTAGTTGACGAGTTTTCAGAGCCTGGGTTCGACAATAACTGCCCGTACCTAAAAGAGCACACATTAGCCACTTCCATTGAAATGCAAATGTGCGCGATGGCTGGAATATCATGGACTGATTATGACAACTATGTAAATAATTTATGATGCCACTTAAACCTATATCAGAAGTAACAGCGCTTGTATTTGATTACGGCAACAGTGTATCTCTCGCACAAAGGCTTTCGCGTGACTGTAAGAAAGTTTATTATGCTACTAACTGGCAAACAGGGTTTCCTAAGTGGAACCAATACTCTGTTGGTATAGGCGTTCCGGGTATAGAGCGAGTGGATCATTGGGCCGAAGTGTTTACTGAATGTGATATGGTTGTAATACCTGACTTATACCAGGGTGCATTAGCCGATTTAATGGTATCACTTGGTAAACCGGTATTTGGGGCAAGGACAGGAGAGAATTTGGAAATATACAGAGAAGATTTTAAAGAGTTTTTGGCAGCGGCAGGCTTGCCCGTAAATAAGCATGAAGTGCTTTATGGGTTCTCAGCTTTGGAAACATACTTAAATATGAATGAAGAAAAATGGGTCAAGACTTCTATTATCCGGGGAAACGGTGAAACATTTTTCTGGCATAATAAAAAGCTATCAGCATCCAGGTTAGATTCATTAAGGCACGATTTAGGCTCTTTTAAAAACGAAGCTGTCTTTGTTGTAGAAGAACCGATACCAGACGCAGTAGAGATAGGGTATGATGGCTTTTGTATTGACGGGAAATTCCCATCAATAGCATTAACAGGTGTTGAGGTGAAAGATTGTGGATACCTGGGCGGAGTAATCCCTTACTCATCATTACCACCTGTGTTAAAACAAATCAACAAAGCATTGGAAGGCCCGTTTGCTGGAACTGGTTATAAGTGTTTTTTTTCAAATGAAGTCAGGTGGACAGGTAAGCAAGGGTATTTTATAGATACGACTTGTTTTTCTTCCGATACAGAGGTACTTACTGATAAAGGATGGAAGTTTTTTTATGACTTAGATGGGACAGAAAAAGTCTGTACATTGAATCCAGAAAACAGACAAATAGAGTACAATGTACCATACAATAATGTTTCTTATTACCATGAAGGCGACATGGTATGTATTAGTAATAAGTTAAAAACAATAGAATGTATTGTTACTCCGAATCATTCAGTATGGAGAACTGATAGGCATAATAAAAAGATATTTTCCCAAAGAGCAGACGAGTTGACCGATAAAGGGTACATACCAAGAACGGGCGTGTGGAATGAAAAGGATATTGAATGGTTTGAACTGCCTGAATATAAAAAAGAATGGGAATTTAATAGTTCAAGGTGCGGAGGGTACACTATATGTAAAAAAGTGAAGCATGATGCTGCTTTAAAAATAAAAATGGACGACTGGATAGCCTTTATGGCATGGTATTTATCTGAAGGTTCCTGTTCAAAACATGGCGTAAGTATATCTCAGAAAAAAAATATATCAGAGGTTAAATGTGTATTAGATAAACTGGGGTTTAAATATTCATATTCTAATAACAATTTTTCAATATCTTCTGTTCAACTAAGAGCTTACTGTAAACAATTTGGAATATGTAATGAAAAGTATATTCCTGACTATATCAAAAATGCAAGCAAGCGGCAAATACAAATATTTTTAGACAATTATAGATTAGGAGATGGAGCAACAGAAAGACTTAGGTATTTTACAACATCTGTTAAGATGGCCGATGACTTACAGGAGCTTTCGTTAAAGGCTGGTAGAGTAGCTAATATATCTATAAAAAAAGTCAAAGGAACCAGGCAGAAAGGACTTAAAGGAAATTATATTAGGAATCATGATTCAATTATAATTACAGAAAATAAAGAAACTAACTACTGGTTTGAAACAACTGCAAGAAAAAATAATTACATATCAAAAATCCCATACAAAGGGATGGTGTATGATGTTACTGTGAAAAACCACATACTATATGTAAGAAGAAAAGGAAAGCCATTTTGGTCTGGTAATTGCCGCATGCCGCAGCCTCCTGGCGATTTGCAGATGGAGTTATATGAAAACTTTTCAGAGGCGGTATGGCAGATGGCTAATGGCATTGTACCGGAACTAAAGCCGATAGCAAAATACGGAGCACAGATTATAATTAAATCTTCCTGGGCAACAGAAGAACCGCAGGCTGTATATTTCCCTAAAGAATATGAAGACAGGGTTAGGGTTAAAAATCTTATGTACAAGGAAAGAATACCCTATTATATTCCTTGTGACATTGAGATGGAGGAGATAGGTTCTGTATGCGGATATGGTGATACAGTAGCAGATGCGATAAAAGATGCCAGTAAAATAGCAGAGACAGTGGAAGGAGATTGTGTACATTGTGACGGGGGGCCGCTGGAAAAAGCATTTGAGCAAATTAAAAAACTTAAAACTTTCGGAATAGACTTATTTGGAAATAAGTAAAGTTTATCCTGATAAAAATCATACCATGCCTATATCATATAAAGACTGCGACTTCAATATACTCATGCCAGACGGCAGTATGCAAACATTTAAAGGTCACGATGCGTTTATTGATCACTTACTGAGTGATGAGGGGTCGAGGAGGTTGGGGTTAATAACACCCATCGTTAAAGCAGAACTCACTCCCGACATGATGGCTAAAGACCAATCCCTCGCAGACGAACTAGGCTTTGAACACCCGGCGCAGATAATCAACTCAGTTGTTAAAAGGACAGGAATCAAATACCCTAGTATATCGGATATACCTAAAGACGTGCTGGACCAGGTAGTGGCGGACAGGAGACAGGAGTTACATGATATGGTTTCTGACGGGATTGACCCTGCGGATAATGATGCGCGCAAGAAGGTAGATAAGTTTTTCGATAGCATGAAGCTAAAGCCAGGCTCCGCATACGCGTTACCCATACCGCCTCCACTTTGGAACGGGCTGGTAGATATTGTCCATGGCGCTGTAGTCGGCGGAATGAAACTGGCCGATGCGGTACAAAAAGGTATTGACTGGTTAAAAGAGCAAGGGGTGAAAGATGACGAACTTGACGCGGTTCATTATCAATTAAGAGAGAATACCGGGATGAACCGAGAACCAAAAGAAAAGATGCAGCAGTATTTGATGGATGGGCGTACGGATGCACAGGCTATGTCGTATTTGACTAAGCAAGGTGTTCCCAAAGAGATAGCTTTAGCAATACTTGGGGATGCTAAAGCTAATCCTATACCAAATAAAACCCGCGTTTTTGAATTAGAAAAAGCCATTAAAGAACATTTTCGTTTGGAAGACGAATGGATGGGCGATAAAGATGTGGCTAAGTTCAGAGCGCAACAGGAGGCGAGAAAGTTTCAGGATGCTATCCGGGCAAGCGTACCTAAAGGCGGAGGCGACTGGAAAGATGTAGACCGAGCCATTCATGTATATATGGATTTGCAACGCAACCCTGAGCACGCTACCGAGTTTGCTGAAAACTTAACACTAAAACAGGCTAAGATATTAGAGATGGCTCAGAATCTTACACCTGCACAAAAAAAGATAGCAGATGATATTAAAGCCCAGTACCAGCAAGTAGGATTACAGGCTAAGAATGAAGGGCTTATTCGTGATGTACTGGATAACTACGTAGCTAGATCATGGGATTTTGAAGATAAATCCGGCAGTACGGATATGTTTTCAAAACTGAAAACATCTTCCAGGCATTCATTGGAAAGGTCACTGGATACAATACTTGAAGGATGGGCTAAAGGATATAAACTGAAGATTGAAGGAGCAAGTAACAACCTGGCTGCGCTTAAACAGGAGATTGCCAATGTAGTAGAAAGTAGAAAACTATTGGATAAAGGTATGGCCTTGCGGGTAGACACCGGTGAATTGGATGAAGAAGGCAAACCTGTATTGAAACCATTCCTTACTACCTATGCGGAGCCTGGGTATAAAAAGATAGAATCTCCTTATTTTAAAAAATGGGAATACGCTGGTAAGTTGGAAGATTACGAGCAGGAAGAAGCGCAGTTATTTGGCAGGAGACGTGATATTATGGTAACACCGGAAGGGACCGTAATGAAAAAATCAGATGTATATGCACCAGAAAAGGTAGCTAAGTCTTTAAATAATATACTGGGTAAGTCTGCGTTGAGTGATGTGCCGGTAATAAAACAAATAACCGAGTTTAATAGATTGGTGAAACTATCCATACTTTCTTTATCAGGATTCCACTATAGAGCTTTTTCATTGGTACATCTTTTACTGGGGCAAAAAGGAAGTTTTCCCCATATTAATCCTATTACTGCATATAAAGGTGGATTAGATTTAATGAGTCAACAGAATCCTCATTTAGAGATGCTGGTAAAAAACGGATTGACCATAAGCCGTAAACAGGATTTTGATGAAGGGATTAGTAATCATATTTCCTGGCTGGATAAAAAACTGGATCAGCTAGGGTGGCCTGGTGAAATGAAAGATAAAATGAAAGGGTTAACTGAAGCTATGCACAAACACTTGTTTGAAACATACGGAGCTGGCCTCAAGGCATTTGACGGAGTAAATATGCTGCAAAAAGAAATAGCTGCGCATCCAGATGAAAATCCAAATGAAGTAGCAAAAAGAGTAGCTAAAATGGTTAATGATTCTTACGGTGGAATTAACTGGGAGCGCATGCATGGAACCGGTATGCAAAACCCAACAGTAAGACATTTATCTTCTTTATTACTGTTAGCACCAGACTGGACAGCGAGTAATCTCAGGTTTGCAAAAAAAGCATTCGAGCGAGGGCAGGAAGGTGATTTGTATCGAAAAGCATGGGGTAGAGTTATTTTACGCGGGGCTACTCTAACCGCTGTAGCAAGTGCAGGTATGTCATTTATGGACGAAAGAGGGGACGAGACATGGGAACAGGCCTTTACCAGAAGGTATAAGCAAGCATGGGCGCAGGGTAACTTAAAAGAATTAATGATTGACATATCTCCTTTGTATCATGCGCTTGGTGGGGAAACGGATAAGCGTGCTTACTTTTCTATATTCGGAGCATACACTGATCCGCTAAAAGCAGTTAGCCACCCGTTGACATACTTGGATAATAAAATGTCTTATGTATTTAAAGTAGGGGAAGAAGCACTTACTTCCGAAAACTGGCAGAAAAAAGAATTTACCACGCTGGACGAATTGACGGGGCTGGACGATAAAGGTGTTTATACCAGAAAACATACCTATAAAAAAACAGGTCAGGTTTATTTGCCTGGCATGAAGGAAGGTGGAAAATTAAAAGGTAAACTAACTAAATGGGCTCAGGGAGGTGCTCACCCGTTGGAGTATAACCAGTTACCTTCATTCATACTTTCTCAAATAAGAGGGGCTACGCCGGTATCAATCCAAAATATGTGGCAGGCGGCCAGCGGGGAAAACGACTGGACATACAGTGTGTTAAATGCTGTAGGTACTGGCATAAGCGCGGTGAAAGAGAAAAAGAAGGGGAACGACTAAATTCAACTATTTGCCCATGTCATACTAACCAATTAACTTTACACTCAAACTTATTATCATGTCATTCACCGCAGCATTTACCGTATCTGTACCAGCAACGGGAGAACTGACTGTTACTGACACTTCTAATTATGGGGGTGCAGAGCCTTTAAGTACTTTTACCAATAGACAATTATTCGTTTCGTATGCCAATGGCGCAGCGTTTTCTTATCCAGGATCACCGAGTTTTTCTTTTTCCGCATACCCGAGTGGAGCTATAACGCTGGCAGGAATGATGCGTGATTACAGCCTTTCAGTACAACTTGTTTTAACTTCAAGCAATCCGCAGACAGGCAGTGTATATACTGCAACTCAGATTGTAACGCTTACTAATTATTCTTATCTATTCTTATATTCACTATCTCAATCTATTGCAGCTAATCCTGCAGTAACTGATATACCTAATTTTTTCGGGAATTTATCCAAGGCTTACGGACTTTTAAACATGGCTAAAACAGCGGGATTGTACTCTGACCAGGTATCTGCACAACAGGCTTTAGATAGTTTAAATGTTATGATTCAAAATCAAAACAATTTATTTGGGTAATCATGGCAACAAGTGAAACATATCCTATCAGCCTCTGGATTAAATACGCAAACATTTCGCAGTATTTAAGCAGAAATGGGAATAGTATGCAGAATATTATGCAGTGGGGAATAGATAGAGGTAAACAAAGGTTACCATTCTTACTTGGTTATTTTGCTGATATAGTTAACTGGGTAAACACCAACGCGGCAAGTGACACAAACCTACCATTAGTTGCTACCTATATGTTTTCTCTTTGCGGGAGTTACATACCTGTCGCTGAGACTATCGCAGGGAATAACGGTGGCAGCGTAATCAATCCTATTGTACCTGTAACTGAATCAAATATAACGCCTATTGTAGAGTCCTTCATTGTAGGTGGCACCGGTGATCTTATTGGCAATGGTGGCACTACTATCACACTGCCGTTTGCTAATATTATTCCTAACTCAATACAAGTGGTCATAGATAATTCAGTAGTTATTCCAGGGCTGACTGATCGCCAATCTTATACTATCACCTACGGAACATCAAATTGTGTACTAACATTTACTGTCCCTGCAGCAACCGGTCAGGCGTTCTTTATAACTGGGTGGAGAACACAGACTTAGCTAAATATGGAGCAAGTATTGCCTGAAACTCGGCTAATGATCTGAATATATAGTACTGGTGACCTATACCTGTCACCAGCTTCTCGAATTCTATTTGCTCTGGCTTCTGGTGTTCGCCTGGTAGTTTACATTCCAGGAAAAGGACAGGGGAAGGGCAACAAAGTGCGATGCCGGGTGTGGGGCAGAGCGTGGATACGGGTGTGATACCGTGTGTGATACCGGGAATGTAGATATGTCCGGGTAAATATATCAAATCGCTAACGCCTCTAACCATACCCATACCTTTTAGTATAGACCCATGAGCGGCATTTTTAGGGTTATTGTAAACCATAAATAACTGCCCACGTTGCTGCGGGTAAGCGTTCCAGTGCCACCGAAAACATTCTGACTGAATAGAGGATTCAGATGGGAGATATGTGGTTTCTATTTTATTCATGTGCATTATTTTTCTTCCCCGAAAAATTCGGAGATAAAGGTTTGTTTGTCGGGAGTAGTTTCATCATCCATTAAATCTTTAAATGAACATTCATCTTTTGATGTATTTACTTCACAATCTCTTTTTAAATACCCCGCTTCAAAAGCCACTTCCATAGCTTCTTTCATAGCTAATAAAACTGCTGATTCTGTCCAAATAGGTAATCCATATTCACTCTTAAGAACATAGTTGCTTAAAATTTTTTCTGCTTTACTCATGATTGTTATTTATAAGTTTCAAAATAAAATTTTACTTCAATGTCTGTTTCCTTTATAAGACCATACCTTTTTGCAATCTTATATTGGGTAGATATTTCATTTAAGTGCTTCATAAACCCTTTAATAAGATTTCTAAATTCTTCCAATGGCATAGAATGTTTATTGATATTACAGGAAGGACAGGCAGGGTATTGATTGTCTATATTAAATCTTTCAGGGTGTTCTACCGTTGCTTTGCTTTTGTAATCTCTTTTTACTTTATCCCAAATACGATCACCATTACTATCCTTTAAATACTCACGACTTCTCCGTACTGGTTCTATTTCATCAACGTGCCACCCCTTAGTTAGTTCGCAACCACAATAAGCACACTTACCACCAAACTTATTAAATACTATCTCCCTGTCTTTCTTTGTCATCTTGTTGTTTATAAGTGTTATTAAAATATTGTTCTGCATCATCAAATTCGCTTACATCTTTATCGGATATTACTCCGCAATCTGCTTCTGAATATCCATCTCTATACCCCTGATTGTATGCATCTATTATTGCCTGTTTTTCGGATTCCTTAAATTCATCAATAAGGTACATTATATCTACAAGAGCCATCTTGTAACCATTGCTGTAAAGTGTTGCCCTGTCTTTAGTTACTTCTTTTCGCTTTTCATTGAGTTTATCTCTCAACTGTTGTAATGGTGTATTATTCATGGGTGGTTGGGGTTATCGGTTTAATAACTAAATTATCGTTATCATCAACATGATGGCATTTATTGCAATAATGTTTACCATCTTCAGAATACATATACCAACCTTGAATATCAGCATACTCATAAGCCTGTTCTTCACGTGAAAAAATACTAAAGCCATTACTAGATTCAAATTCCTTACCGCAATTATCACAGGTAAGACAAATACATTCTACTTTTGTGTACATTTTACAATTTTTTAATGATTAAAAGTTTTCTGATAAGTTTGTTTTCTGCTTCCTGCCATGCATCCTGTTTACTATGTAATTCTTTGGTATCTTTTTCTCCGACACAGGTGTAATCAGGTTCTTCTTTACCATACGGGTTTTCAAAGTGAAGTCCTTTACTCGCAAGTAGTTCCCGTAACTTATGTTCATGCATTTTAAAATACAGTTCAATATCCTCCCTTAAAAGATGGTTGAATTCAGGACAATTAAACACTTCTGTGATGTCGAAGTCGTAATTGTCGGGAGTTACTGTACCTATTATCTGCCAGTTGCCGGAAGGTAATACTTCAACTATATAAGGTAATTTAAAGGGAAATTTATCAGTATGATTCATAAAACCTAATACTGCAATTTTCAAACCTTCTTTGTCGTGTATTTCAAACTCTCCCGCATCTTCCGGCACTTCAATAGCATATATGTTTTCTTTTAGGTGTGTCATTTTACTTCCTCCTTTGTTTCAGGTTCACTAATTAGATAAACAGCAAGATGTAATAAACCAGCAATAAAAAATGTTATACCCATTATGCACAATAAAATCTTAATAGGAATAATATACAATAATGTGGAAAACATACCTAACATTAAGGCAGCTATAATACTGTAACCGATTATTTTTTTCATAAGGTTTATTTTTTTGTTTTAATTTTTGATTATAAATCTTTCATTTATTACTTCCTCGGTTACTCTCTTCCCTCCCCGGTTTACAGCCAGTAGCTTGCGATAATAGGAATCCATTTTCCCTACTTCTTTAAATCGCTGTTCTAAAATGTGCTCCTGCTGTTCGAGAGTGAGGTCGAAAAAGCCCTCCGGGAGTTTCGTTGATATTTGCATGGGTATTATGAGTTAGGTTTTTCAAAATACTTTCCGATTAACTGTTCTGTGGTGTATGTACCTTCCTGAATATGGTCTTTAAACCATACCCTTGTTTCGGTTATTTTATAGTAATTATCATTTGCCCACTCCGCAAACCCTTTCATGTGTTTAATGGTTATGGCGGTACAGCCTTTAGTCATTCGTTGATTAACACCTGCTTTATAAAATTCATCTTCTAATTGTTGCATCTTATTTATTTTTAAAAGTGATATTCCTGCTTTGTTTCTTATCCATAGTAGTTAAATGGTACCCGCTGCATTTATCGCACCAGTAAATATTAGTCATCTTTTTTTCTGCCCAGGTATTAATCTTACGCTTATATTCCTTAGCTCCCTTCCTCGTTACAAATACATGTTTATCGCAGTTCATAAAGATTACATTGGGTGATTATCGCAGCTCATAGGTTAAAAATTAAGTGTACCCTGATCAAACTCATCATTCCTGTTTTCTATTTTAAAATTAGCAACCTCTCCGCGCTGCATAGGCGTGCCTAATGGTGTTACCTGAGTGTTATTGTCAAACACCAGCTCTACATCATACACGCGCATAGTGGATGATGGCGGTTTGCGAACAAGTTTTTGCCTGAATTTTAGCGCAGTCATTTCTGCGCCAACCCTGGTTAAATTCAAGTTCTTTAAACCTGACATGGTTTCCAGATGCATCCTTACTTCGGTAGCTGTCTTTCTCTCGCCTCCATTTGCCCACTCGAATATCGGGTTCTTTACATACCGGCAGATAAGCTCATATTCAGTAGAGTATTTTTCAAATCTCTCGGTACCGACACGCATGCGTTCAATATCATCGCTATTCAATTCGTACTTAAATCCTGCCTTAAACAGTCGGTATGCTTCCATAAATAAAGCTGTCTTATCAATTGAATTGTACTGTGCATGATCGATGTTAAACACCGGTATAGGCACGATACGCCTGTTACCCGTTGTGTCTGAAAGTATAGCTTCTTCGTTTGTAGTCCCGCAAAGAACAGCGATACGAGTCAAGTCTACGTTATTGCGGCCATAAGGTTCACGCAAAGAAAATGTCTGCTTACTGAGCATGGACTTTAATGCTATTTCATCTCGCTTACTCTTGCCCCCGCATTCATCATCCAGTAGTATTAATTTTTGTGTCATTAATATATTAAGGTCGAGCTCTTTTATGCCGGAAGCTATATCACCAAAGTAATGAGAAAGTTCTGGTGGCATAATATGCCGCATAAAATATGTCTTACCGGTATTTTGCACTCGGCCAGACAAGATTAACATAAGCGGACTGTGTACGCCGTACGCACTGGCTACTACGCTTACCAGCCATTTTTTACCAAAATACCGGGTATATTCAAAATCTTCTGAAAGGATTGAATCAAACAATTTATCTATAAGTGAGATGCCTTCCGGTGGCCTTGTGTCGGATTCGTGCTTCTCAAAAAACTCCCGGATAGGGTTGTATGTAGGAACGAGGTCGGAATTGATAGTACGTTCCAGTCTTTCATAACTTAATTTTTCAAACATCTTAACTGCCGTGGCCCATATAGTATTCATATCTTTTTGAAGTATAGGCTTACCGTTGCATTCTATATACCTGGTAATCTCATTACGCCTCATGCTCCCGTACTCCTGCCGCAACCACTGCTCTAACACTTCCTGCTGATTCTGATCCGGCAATCCTTCAACGTTAGTGTCAAACACTTGCTCTACCAACGCCTCGCTTTGTTCCGGTGAAATACCTTCAAACTGCGTAAGTACCGTCATCGCCTGCTCTCTGGTCCTGCCGCCTTTTTTTGCATTAAGCGCAGCATTTACTACTGTCTTAGTTTTTTGGGAGTATATCTGCAGGCCTGCCTGTTTACAGTAGTAATAAAACGTACCGATGGAAGCTATCTTCTGCCCCCTGGCTTTCAAGCAGTTGGTATACTGCCTGTCGCAGATATCAGGGCTGTACTTACCGGAATTAGCGGATACTATATGGAAATAACTTCTACCCTGCTCCCCAAACTTATCACACAAAGCGAATGCCACTCGCAGCCAGTCAGAGTATGCTTCGCATATATTCAGCCCTCTTTTTTGAATTTCGGATATTAAATTTTCAAAGTCGTCCTGAGCAAATATGGTAGTTGGTATTTTCTGCGGGGCCTTTTTTTTCTGATAATCAGTAAACTTATTAGCGCTAGGGTTGACGAATAAGTACGGGTCGAATGATACATACCTGGGTCTGGATACATCTTTGCAGGATGGGTCACAAACAACTTCGTAATTCTGAAACAAATATTCCTGCAGTCCTTCAAACGCCTCTGCATGTTTTTCAGGATTTATTTTAAACAGTACCGCCAATCCAGTACCTGATACGCTGGTAAAGCAAGCGTAAACATGCTTGTCCGTGCATATTCTAGACTTTACTTCATTCACATTCACGTCATCTATATCCATACATAAAAATCCTGAATGCTGCTGCAGCCCGTTAATACTCCTATGCGCAAAAGTACCCGAGATTGTTACATAAGGCAACGATGACTTATCACGTTTCCCGGAAAAAACGCCAAACACTTCGTCCTGCCATTTGCCGTTCTGTATATTGTCTAAAAATAAATCCAGATCAATATGCTGGCCATTGGCTACTGTCTTTATGTTCGGGAAGATGGAAATGGTGGGCATTTATTTTCTTTTTTGAGGAACTATAAATTTACTTTAAAACGGGTTGCCTGGATTAGAAATTTCACGTTGATTTTGCACTACTGTTGCATATTTAGTACGCCAGTCGTATTGAAGTATTGAGGTTCTGGTTCTACTTTGGGTTACCCCTTTGCTGCAATTTTCACTTTTAGTTAACACTTGAATATTTTCCCATATGAATTGATGTTTCCCTCTGCGGCATACCTCTATTATCTTAATTTTTATAATTTTATTGGTATTCAGAGATCTCCGAAATATCGACGTCATGCTAAATATCTTAGGTAATATTTTCATACTTTATTTTATTACAGAAACGCTTCAAAAGGAAACGTTCCTAAGTGAATATTTGGTTTACTAGGCTGAGTTGTTTTAAACTCAGTGTTTGCCATGGAAATTTTTCCAATACTCGATACCATTTCATTCGACCCCACTTTACTTGGCACTAGGTCACTCGACATTTTCGTATTCAATCCTGAGTCATGCGATACCGGCTCCTGCACTTCTCTGATACTTACGATCCTACTTTCGTCCGGCTCCCAGTTAGCGTGCTTCCATCCATGGAATGATTTAGATAATAATCCAAATAAATGATCTCTGACAATCTTCCGATGAAAATCATTCCATTTTTTATTCTTTAGTTCACACCACTCTTTAGCTTTTTCGTTGTACAGTTCAAGTACCTGGTCCGCAACTTCATCTGTCATAGTTCTCTTGCTTAACTTGTATTTAGTCTGCGTTGCCAGATTAGTGCCTATGGCAAATAGTGTACTGTAAGGCTTCCTACCTGCAGATTCCTGTTCCATGGCCAGCATAGCTACATCTATATTTCGTGTCACTAGCTGTAATTCAGAGGGTATTGCGTCATATTTAATAGCTTTTACAGGGAATATATGTCCACAGTACATACAGCTACCAGCGCTGGCGGCCACAATAGCATTACACTCTGGACATTCTTTTACCGGTGGAGCACCAGCTTTTTCTCTCGGCTTTTGTGGATTGTGGAATAAATCACGCCAATCTCTCGCGTCACACCAATTTCCATGGACTACAGCATTGCCTCCCATGTCTAATATAGTAAACCATTCTTTACCAGGAAAAGGCCTGCTGCCACGACCGGTCATTTGGATCCATAAAACGAGCGAGGTAGTACTACGATTTACAATCATGCATGTCACACTTGGTTCATCAAACCCAGTAGTTAATATATCCACACTTGAAAGTATTGCACCTGGCGTTGCTTTAAGCCATCGCAAACAATCTTTTCTCCATTCGTCACCCATAGATGCGTCCAGATGCCTGCAAGGATACCCTGCTTCCAGAAACGCTTCACATACTAATTTAGAATGGGCCACATTTACATTGAACACAATTGCTTTTGATCCATCACAATGCTTAGTGTACTCTGTAACGGTATTCCTGACGTGCCTGGTTTTAGAGAATTCTATCCCCATTTGATGTTCGTCAAATTCCCCACGTACTATTTTTAATTGATTTCTGTCTACGTTTTTAGGAGCATACGTCCTGTTTTGCACTAACCCTTGCGTATGATCCTGCTTCCATATATCAATCAATTCAGGTATATCAATAGCGCATACTATCTCTGAATAATAATTTTTTAACGGGTCTTTCTTTGACGCACTTATCGGTGTTGCAGTAAATCCAATGGCAAGAGATTGAGGGAATAAAGCATGTAGTTTTTTGAATTCACCCCTATGCGCCTCGTCGTATATGACTAACCCTATTTCAGGGATATATTTCGGATTTTTAGACAGTCTCCTAAATACCGTCTCACACATTCCTACATAAACCGGCCTGTCATGAGCTCTTTTACATTCCTGGTCTATAGCTTGAGCGTTGATATTATACCAGTCAAACAGCGTCCTGCGCGTCTGCAGTACCAGTTCTGACCGGTGGACAAGGATGAGCACCCTTTGCTTCGAGGTCTGATTGTATCTATGAGCGATAGTAGAAAGAAGGACTGTTTTACCTACCCCCGTCGCCCCTTGCAATAGAACACTCTTATGCCCTCCCGCAAGTAATGATGATACCTGCGGGATACATGCTTCCTGATAATAACGTAGTTGGGGCATAAGGAGATTATTTAAAACGGTAATTTACCTGCAGGGTCCTGATATTGATTCGGCGGCATTTGTGCACCCTGAGTTGGGTACTGTGTTTGCGCGCCTTGTTGCGGGTACTGGTTTGGCGGCAACTGCTGACCCTGCTGCGGGTATTGAGGCTGCTGTCCCGGAGCTGGATATTGCGGCTGAGCTTGCGGATACGCGGGGTTAGGGCCGTACCCAGGCTGCTGAGCTTGCGGATACGCGGGGTTAGGGCCGTACCCAGGCTGCTGAGCTGGTGGCTGCTGCTGCGGGCTACCAAGTAACTGTACGCTTAATACCCTGATAGAAAGTGAAGCGCCCTGCTTCCCGTCCTGACCTGTGTAAGTCCTGACCTCTGGTGTACCTTCAGCGTACACCTGTGTACCTTTTGTTAAATACTGAGAGATAGCTGTTTTGTCAGTCCAGTACGCACATTCTACCCACAATGTTTTAGACTGCTGTGCTCCTTGCACATCCGTCCATTTTTCTGTATGCGCTACGGAAAAATTTATTACATTTTTCCCATTTACATTATTCATTAAGGCGTCTTTGCCCAAATGACCGATAATTTGCAATTTTACCATATATAATACCCGATTACGGGCGTTTTTTAATATAACAATACTCCTACTCCTTTGCCACGGATAGCTTTCTCGATGGGTTGTTCCATTTCTTTCAACCTCTCCACCTCACTCTTTAACCTCTCATATTCTGTCCTCGGTATCGTAACCGTATCTGCATCATTAAGAGTGATACCTAGTTTTTCTTCCACAGTCTTTAACATCTCCATGCACATAGGATCAGTTATTTTAATCCAGCCTTCTACCGTAGTGACAGAATGCAATGTAGTAGTGTGATGCCGCCCTATCTCCCTGGCGATCGACCCGCTGGTAAGTTTGTAGTAAGAAAATGACACATAGTAGTAAATATGTCTAACGATGCACAATGATTGGACTCTGGATTTAGACCTTACTTTTTTTTCATCTGCATCCAATGCCTTGCATACATTAGTAAGCACTGTAGCTGGTGTGATTACTCCCATGGCCTTTTTGAGTTTAAATCTGGTAATTGAGTTGGGTAAGGGTATTGGGTAGGAGCAGAATATTCAACCGGGATTACCTCCGTCTGCTTAAACTGATCATCCGCCGATACTTTTCTTCCCTCGTATAGCCCTTTAATTTCTGATAAAAAATATTTACCTGCACTTTCAGAGGCCAATATACCCTCAAATACATGGAATGGAACATTAAAATAGTAAAAAGTATCACCGGGTAATCCCTGTTCAACTTGCTTTTTACTTGGGTTAAAAGTTATGACCAGCGTTTTAGTTTCAGGATCGTAACTGGTACTTTTAAGCATTGACGATTGTAATGGCGTTGCTGTTATCATATTATTAAGTTTTAAAGTAATCACATGTAACTTGTATTCAATTCCCCTTCGGCACTCCTCTCATAACCACTTGCTTTTCCCACCACGCTACTCGCATTGGCACCGGATGCCAGGTAGTTGTAAAAGTCTTAGGATTGACAGCCAGTATTAAATTTCTGGTATTACCAAAAGCCAGAGAGTACCCAGTTAACTGTTCTGCATAATTCATATGCTCTATGGCTACCTTTTCAGATACCTTCAAATCTACCGTAACACCACCTGTATTAGGAGAATATACCTTGCTTAGCCCGCGCAATACTCCATCAGGGCGTCCTCTAAATTTAAAAACCATACCATTAAATTCAAAATCTGCTGTCACCGATAACTGAAATTCCAAGTTGACCCATGCGGCACCAAACTGTTCTTTTACTGCTCTGGCGCATCCACGGATAAGCCGTTGGTCAAACTTCCCAGATGGGACGTATTTAGCTGGCGTAAAAAGAAAACAATCAATCTCTGATCCTAAAAGCATTTTATCACTTGGAGTGAAATTTTCATCCTTATCTCCATGCCTTATATCTGAAAAAGATGTTCCGGGTAGGCTTTGATAATGAGAAAAGTCGAGTTCCCGGTAGATATTTACATTAAATACTTGCATTGAAAAATATTTGCGTGAGTACTTTACGTGTGTTACTTATGTGTTTATTCCCCACCCGGCCTGCCGGGGGATGCAGGATCGGGTAGGAGAGTGTATTACTTTATTACTTCCTTGAATTCCATCCCTTGCATACCAGCGAGTGCTTTTTCCCCAGTGTATTTTGCCAAAGCAGTAGCCATTTGTGCAATATCCAAAGTGGACCACTTACGGTTACGGGCATATGAATGAGAATCCGGGTATTTAATCCAGTTCATAATAACAGCGGTAGCGTATGCTTCTGTTTCAACTATAACGGGCTCTAATGATCGCTTCACTGGCTTTCCTTCAGGGATAATTACAGGTACAGATTCTGCGTGCGCAATAAGCGTGTTCGCTGCCATCTCTTGTGATGCTTCCTGCTGTATCTGCTGTATCTGCTGAGCTGTTTCTTCCTGAAAAGACGGGCTACCGCCAGATCGCATAACAGCCAAGTCATTAGCATATAACGCAAATTTACTATCAACTTCTTTCAGCATTTCCTCCTGTAATATAGAAAAGTTAGGCTGCGGGGTGCGTGACCATATTTGATTTAATTGGTCTGGTGACGCAAATTGCCTGTTAAATCTATTTATGCCGCCTAATGGAATCTGGACTAACATTTCATTCAACTGCCTGGTATTAGGGTAAGGTGTTTTTTCTGCCGGCAAACTTGCGTCTGCTTGTAAGCATATCCTGTACATTTTATCTATCTCATTGTACACCTGTATTCTATATTCAGAGACAACTCTGCTATATTCATTTTTCAAAAACGCCTCGAACTGCGCTAATTCCTGTTGAATTGCCTGTTGCGTGTTTGCTTTTTTTTCTTCTTCCAGCTTCATGTTTAACGTCACCTGGGCATAAGAAGTAAAGGCCGCAGAGGATTTTGGATCCAGCCTTTTTTCTGGTTCCATGACCTGAGTAAATAGTTGCGACTCTATGTATCCGGTAAACTGTCTTCTTTTTTCAACCATAGACGACCATATAACACGGTAAGATTTAACGGCTTCTTCGCGTTCTGTTATAGTCAAAGGCTGTCCAGTTGGGTGTATATTTTTCAATGTTTGTTGCGCGGCCAACTCATCTCCCTGCAATTCCTTCAATAAGTCATCTTTCTTGTCTTTCAATTTCATCCACCCACGGTAAGGTTCAAGATGTTCGGGGACAGGTAAATTGCTTGCCTGGGTTAGTTGCAGGCCGCTTATTTTCTGCGCGGGATATTGTGGTTGTGTGTTATTAGGTTGCATCTGATATTCTGGCTGTGTATCACTTACCGGATACATGTTGTTATTTCCTGTTTGCATTTAATTATGTTTTAAAGTTCGTAAGGATTAGGTTGCTGAGTCTGCGCTGGCCATTGTTGCTGAGGAGCAAACTGACCTTGCGCAGATGCAGGTTGAGGCTGCTGGAATTGATGTGTCGAGCGTTCAGGCTGTTCAAACCTTCCAGGAGGTGGTCCAAAACTAGGATGCATAGGCGCGGCCTGCTGTGGTTGCGGGAAGTTCTGGCTTAACGGCTGCTGGATAGGCGCGTACTCGGCAGGGCCGGTCTGTTCAGGCGGGTATTTAACCTGATTTTGTGCAACTGGGTCAGGATGGATGACCTGAGCAGGCTGCTTCGCCATAGCCTGTTGAACTGGTGATAGCGGTTCTTCAGGGCTGTATGATCCCTGAAACTCTGCCGTATTCCTTTTGTTCAAATCCTTTCCGAAAATAGTGCCAAAACATTCTGCTGCATCTTTAAATGCATAACTGGCGGCAGCGGGTAATGCTATCTGTACTGCATTTGCTTTTATCTTATCCAAATCAGCAGCAGACGCGCCCTGGTCTGTCTGAACAGCCACAGCACCTACTCCATCATTGTATTCCCATTCCCCGGATATAGGATTAAGAACATGTAAACGTACAGTTACTGCAATGGAATGAAAGCAAACCTGTACTGACTTAATCTCCCTTCTCCATTTCTGGAAGATTTTTGTGAGTAAGAATTCAATTTTATCAACCGGAATATATTCCAGTGGGACGAACTGGTTAAACTCATTTTTTACTTTAATGATTGGATGCTTGCGTATCCAGTCTTTATGTACCGGCTGAGATAATAACCGGTTTAATTCGTCGTTTTTAAAAGCCTCGTCCGGTGCATGATGCAACTCTGCGAGGGTTGGAAGTTTCTGAGGCATATATGTGTGTTTTAAATTTACGTTAATTCCGGGTATGGGCGGTAGCCTTATTTACACTGACAAAATCTGTCATAGGCTTTTCAATCCAGGCGCAAAGCCTCGCATAATCATCTAATGCTGGTCGTTTCCCCGACTCTATTCTGTTTAGTTCGCTAGGCGATATTCCCAGATGCAACGCGGCCTGGGCTGTAGTTAAAACTTCTTCTATGGTTCGTTTGATTTTTACGGCTTTAGAAAAGTTTTTTGCATCAAAAGTGAAATTATACATAACTCTTAATTGGTATTGTATCCCAAAATTGGGATTATATATCTAAACTTCCAAATTTATTTTAAAAAAAAATATTACGCAGGAATTTAAAAGTACGCATATAACACTGTATATCAATGTATTGTCTGCCTATTTGTTGGTATGAAAAATAGCAATATCTTTAGAGCATGAAACGAATAGTCTTACTTTTAATACTCTGCATAGTATTTATCGCTGGATTCACTCAAACTCAGCAACCGGCTAACCCGCCATCTGTTAAATCTTTAACAAATTACTATCAGTTATGGGGGACATTGGATTCTGCTAAAATGTTCGCTTTTCATGATACTACTAATTTTCGACCAAAATACGGGACAGTAGTAATGGGATTAGATTCTAACTTGTATATTAATAAAGGAAATGGGGGTTGGTGGCAGCCTATTGCCAGAGGTGCCGGATTAGATTCTGTTTCAAAATTAAACGACACCACAGCTTTGTTTAAAAGATTTAGCGGCAATCCTGATACTTTAATTGTAGAGGGGAATGGGGGTGTGCCGTCTCTGCAGTCTGTAACTAATGCGGGTAATAGCACTACAAACGCTATTGTAGCTGGTAGGCTCACGTCTACATCTTACGTGCAATCGCAGGCAAATAGTAATTTAGGCGCATATAATTTTGTAGGATACAATTTCGCAGGAACAGTACCGATCATAGCGATGGGCCAAACAACATCAGGCAATGGGTATATGGGTTTGCAAGACACGTCAGGTTATACTGCTATCTATGGGGACGCTGGAACGAAAACATTTTCCGCAGGTAGTTTTGCTGTAAATTCAGGTAATGTGTATCCCAGTACGGCTAATACAGATTCGGTAGGGACAGATAGGTATCCATTTGCAGTTGTAGAGGCTAATGTAATTAAGAAAAATGGAGGCACAGCTACTTCTGTTTTAAATGCAGACGGTTCTACGCAAACAGTAACAAGTGGTACTTATACGCCTAATGTCTCATCTTCAAGTGGACTATCTGGGATAACTGTTTACAGGGGTATGTATTTAAGGGTGGGCAATGTAGTTAGTTTTTCAGGCAGTATAAACTATACCACAACAGGTACATTGCCTCATGTTATTATAACACTACCTGTAGGAACTAGTTTTTCCGGTGGCACACCTGATTTAACAGGATCAGGGACTGCCCCTATGGTTAACTCTCCTTATTCAAGCGCGTGCACGATAGTACCAGGCGGGTCGTCATCTACTATGCAAATATCATTTTACGATTCTTATGTTGGAGACAGTCAAACACTGAGGTTTACAGTACTATATGTAATTGATTAAATATGAAATATATAAAACTATTAATAGTATTAATCTTCACAGCTTATCTGGCAAACGGACAGAATAAGGTGATATTAAGGCTACCAAGTATCGACTCGTTTGTATACGTTACCCATACAGCTTTAAATGATACTTTACTTTCTTTTGTTAAGGTTCAAACCCAACCCCCAACCGCAACACTTTCCGGCGGTTATTCCTATGAACGCCATGCAGCTGGAACATTTACAGCTTCATTAGGATGGTCAGCAGGGCGACAAGCATCAGGAACGAATATCCTTGCAACTAATCCACTTAGTTCTATTGTGGTGGCAGGTGTTAGTCAAACATTCAGCCAGCCAGCAGCAGGTAGTTCCGTTTCAGGATCTCAATCGGTTACAGTTACTTATAACAGTAATACAACATTCACAGATACAGTAAAAACAACAGACGGCAAGAGTGCAATCGGATATACTTATTTTAGTGTTTATGACAAAAGGTACATCGGATGGGCAGCAACTTCAACCCCGACCAATGCAGAAATTTTAGCAGCAGTATATCAGGACAATTATGGTGGAATGGTTCCATTAAGCACAGTATTAGCACAGTTAGGAAGTGATAAGTATTTATTCATAGTCAATACAGTTTCAATCAATACAGTTTCAATCAATGGTTTTCCTTCAACAGCAGCGTTCAATCTGAATAGTTCAAAGACTTTCACTAACTCAAGCGGTGGAACTTTCACCGGATATATTTCAGTTTCAGTAAACCTATTCGGTTCAGTAGGAACTACAACTTTAAATGTCAATTAACATGAAAAAAATAATTTTAATACTTTTTGTTTTAGTTTCTTTCGCCGGAAAGTCGCAGGTATTGATTGGGGCTGATGGGAAAATACATAGCGGTGCAACCGGTGGGACATTTGGCAATTCCAATGAGGTAACCGTGAAAATAGACACCACTTCAACTAAGAACGGATTTTCAGTTGTTGGCGGTAATATGTATTATGGTAATGGAACTTGGTACACGTTATGCGGCGGTAATGTAGGATTATCAATAGTACCCACAATTCCTGCATTAGAAGGGTATTCTACACCATCAACAATAGTAATTGTTTCAGATTCACTTAGAGGGGGTGTATTTGTTTATTCCGCTACTGGTAAGCCGGATAGTGTTACAGTATTTAACAGAAGTGGTGGAGGATTTTGGTTAAGGCAATACAATAATTCATTTGGAGTAAATGTAAATTGGGCAGGGGCAAAAGGGGATTCAAGTACAGACGCTACGAATGCCATACAATTAGCATTGAATACTAACGCAGGTAAGATTTATTTTTCAGGGAAATTTGTTATATCATCCCCACTTACGATGCATTCAAATCAAAAAATTGATTTTGACAAAGGGTCGATGTTGGTTGCTAATGCATCATTTCAGATGTTACAAAATTATGCAACGGTAGTTCCTAACAGAACGCTAACAGATGGGACTTGTAATGCATCTTCAGATACTATTTATTCTGCAACTGCAAATTTTATAGGTACAGATGTTGGTAGAGCTATAACTCTTAAAAAGGCTGGTTACCCTCAGACGGACAGCTCTGGTTTGAAATATGCAGACCCAACACATACGGATTTGTACGGGCATATTACTCAAGTCGTAAACTCTACAACTGCACTAATTGACATCAATACTACTTGGGCTGTTACTAATCAACCTTTAGTGATTTATAACATAGATTCCTGCATTGAGATTTCAGGGGGCAATTTTATTAAGGGGCAATTCCAGGATATGGGGGTTAAGATGCGAAGAATAAATAATTTGAAAATAAATGGTTCAAATTTTAAATCTTGGGGAAATACAGCCGGAGGAAATTATGCAATATCTGTGGCTGACTGTAATATTGTTAATATTCAGGATATAAATTTTTCAACTTATTCAGATGGAATTCATTTAACCGGATGTAACAAATCAGTTAATATTTCAAACATTTCAGGAAGAACCGGAGACGATTTTATTGGCATCACAACAAGAGACTGGCCTAATTCTTCTAAGGATAGCCTCGGTGAAATATATGGAACTTTGAAGGGTTTGAATGTAAGTAATATTTACGGTGCTTCTCTAACAGGCATATTGAGATTGGAAGGCGCATATGGAACAATATTACAGGATATAGATATAGAACAGGTTAATTGCGATACATTTTCAGGAGGTGTAATATTATCCGATGACCAGATGTTCGGCAATGCAACAATAAAAAATATATCCTTTAAAAATATACAGGGGTATATTGTCCCTACTGGAAGGACACCGAACCTATTTTCATTTAGCGCTTATTATGTCGAAAATGTAATAATTCGAGATTGCAAATTTTCCGATAGCTTACTTTCTTCAGCGCAAACTATTTTCGGATTAGGAGGCGCAAATGGTACAATTATAAATGGTATATTAGTTGATAATTGTGTCTCATTTGCAAAAAATGTAAATGTTTCATTTTTGGCATCATCTTCTTATGTGTATGTGAAAAATGCGAAGATGACTAATAACCGGTTATATGCTTATAACAATGGTTATTTTTCTTCTGCATTTTCTTTTTTCGGCGGGAACGATGATATTATATTCAGCAACAATAGCCTTGTCTGTGCTAACACTAATTCGCAAACTTCTAAGTTATTGCAGGTATCAGGCAGTAATCCAATCAATTCTATTGAGTTATCCAATAATATCCATACTTCTACCGGAGTTGGGGGGAATACTTATAATTTTAGTAATGCAAGTAAAATTTCAAATATAAAAATTGTCAATGACAATGTTAATTATGATAGGAATTTTACAGCAAGTAATTTTTTCATAAATCCTCCAAAAAACATCACCAATTCTTTACAGATAAGCAATACCACAGTAAATTATTCCGGCAATGTAATTCAGTACCCATCGGGAGATACTATCAACTCTTGTGTAGTATCAAATTTTTACTCTAAATACACGTCTAGGTTTTCGGATATGGCATCATCACTGGATATTACTTTGAGCAATGTAGCCATAGACACTTGCCCAAATCCAGGATTATTCTATGTATACGGGACAAATACACTAACAGTTCGTGGTGCAGGGGTTAGAGCCTTGAATAACTGGACAGGGGTTCAAAGATCAGGGACGCAAACAGTAAGGGTTATAAACCCTGATTTTCCATGCGACCTGTTTCAGTTATCTAAGAATCTGGATGATATTGCACTAAATACCAATACATCATACAAGCCAGCTGGTGTATATTCCTGCAATGGCAATACCTGGGTGAAGATAAATAATGATAGTTTAGCGTTGCACTTATCAGATACGACTTATACCGGTACTGGTAATGTTCTCACACAGAGTAAAGCAGCTTCATTATTCCAGCCTATGCTTGGGATAACTAGCGGATATTTCCCTTTGTCTAACGGTTCTGGTTTGTTTACAAACGGGCAAATATTACAATCAGGTAGCAATTTAAGTTTTGGGGGCACGCAACCTTCAGGACCGGAAAAATTTAATTTTATATCCGGCGCAATTTCTATTTGGTATACTTCGGCTTCTTCTGAAACCGCACGATTCGCAACAGATGGAAGCACAGTATATATAGAAAATGTGCAGAATGGAGACGTTGTATTCAGGACGAATGGTTATACACAGAGAGGGCGAATTAAAGGCGGTGGCAACTGGATTATAGGTCCTAGTACCGCCGATAATAATGTGGATATTATTCAGGCAGCCGGTTCTATTTTATCAACTGCTTTTAAAACAAAATATCACGGCTCAGGCGTGTTTTTAAAAGGGGATGGGAGTTTTGATAGTACAATTAATAATGGCGTATATGTACCTACAATTTCCAACACAACAAATGTTACCAGCAGTACAGCAGATTCATTGTACTGGATTCAAACCGGGAATGTAGTAACGATTTCAGGCAATGTATTAGTTTTGGCAACAGGTGCAGGTACTACAATTTTGGATTTAAATATTCCAGTTGCTTCGGCTCACCCCAATGCGAAAGGGGTTTGCACTTACAATAATTCATTTGCAAGTTCATCATCCGCAGGGGTTGGGGGGATTAGTTACGACACAACGAATAGTAAGCCGCAACTTACTTTTTATTCTCCAGCAAACGCAACTTATCAACTTCAATTCGAGTTCAAATATTATATAAGATAAAAAATGAAAATAGCATTAATAATCATAGGGGTAATTGCAGTAGTAATACTCGCAATCATATTATATATCGGCAACTTATTAAAAAACTTTTTTAAATAAAAATTATGTCAGTAACAATCGAAGTAATATGTATAGCAGTAGGTATGGCAGCAGTCGGATTTGCATTTTATAAATACGGTGCACCTTATTTAAACGGGATATTCAATAAGGCAAAGGTGCAGTATGTAGTTAGTGCAACACCAACAGTTATTCCACCGGATGGCAGTTATGTAAAAGGTAATGGTGCAGATAACGGATTATACCTCATTAAAGGTGGCAGTAAACACATTCTTACTCTCCAGCAATGGGAAGGGCTGGACTACCCGACATACATCATAATCGATGCAACTACTTTAGCTAATTACCCAACTGGTACACCTTTAAATTGATAGTCATGCAGATAACATTATTAATCATATTTCTTATCCTTACTGTTTTAAATGCGGTAATAGATGCGAATAAAATAGCAACAGGTAAACCTATTTATCACGCAACCGAATATCTGATATTCTTAGGTTTATGTATAGCGGTTTCATTCGCTTGTAATTGGATATTCCATGAAGGCGTAAATTGGTTTATTTTAATAGTTGCCGCTATCGTTGGCTCAACGGTTACCAGAACAGCTTTTTTCAATTTTATATTAAATAAATTAAGAGGGCTGCCATTAAGTTTTGAATCTACTTCAACATCATCTGGAATTGACCAATTAGAAGAAAAACTAGGAATAAATCAATGGATAGTATCTGTTATATTTATTTCAATCTGGACTGTATTACTGTTTATAAAAATTATTTAAAAGAAAGGATATGCAACACTTGACAGATGCATTAAAAAATACTCAACATGGATGGAAGGGAGTTTTAGTTTCTTTCAGTCTATATATTATTAGTAAGTTCTATGCCCTTATCGGCATGGTAACATTAAGTAATGCTGCACAATGGGGTAGCATATTAACATCTGCTTTAGTTTTCGCATATACGGGATGGCAATGGTACACAGCCTGGAAAGACAGGAAAGAAAAAATCATTCATCAAAAAAAAAATAAGTCATGAAATTTTTAGACATCATTCAGAAAATGGACGTAAGAAACATAATAGCATTACTCGCTATTATTCTATCATTTGTGTTTCTTTTTTTGCTGTTATATGTTAAAATACCAACCGACAATAAGGACATTATCAATGTGTCCACAGGGTTCGTTGTGGGCACTTGCGTTACTTCAATTATGGGGTATTTCTTTACAGCGGCAAAGACAAATACACCTCAAAATTAAGTGTATGGAAGTATATTCCGCAAACGGGTACAATCAAGATCCTGACCATAACTATAGGGATGAAATTATCTTCCTGATAATATTGGCTTTGTTTACGCTGTTCCTTACAACAGGTTGCAATTCTATAAAAATTGCAAAGTCATTACACGAAGTAAAGACCGATTCAGTAAGTAAGACTGCCATTGATTTTACCCATGTTCGCAATTCGCAAAATGAGAATAAAAAAAGCAATGACAGTGTAAGGGTAGATAATTATAATTCAGGTTCAGATGTGCAGATTGATTTCGGAGATACAACATACGGGGGATATATACCCGTAACTATTATTCAGACTGATACAACCTTAGTTATAAATCCAGGGGGTAGGATAATTAAGCACATTACAGACCGGAAAACACAAAGTAAGCATGATAGTACCGCAGTACAGAAACATGATAGTAGTAGCGTTGTAAAGCATGATTCCACAGTTGTTCGGGAAAACCAAACAACTGATTTAAAAAAAGATGTAGAGGATAAGACAAAGAATAAACAAAGCAGTCGTGTCCCTATTATGACATTTGTCATGTTAGCGGTGTTCTTAATTCTGTGTTTAGTCATTATTCATTATTGGAGTAAAATAGAAGCATTTTTTAAACTTTAAAATAGAGTTATGGAAACATTTATCATTGTTGGATTATGTGTTTTTGTTGCAGGCTTCATTGTAGGTGCATTAGTGTATCGTAACAATTCCGCAGCAGCTAACAAGGCTATCATTGATGCACAGAATTTAGCAGCACAGGCGCAAGCAGAAGCAGCAAATGCAAAGGCAGCCGCCGCTAAATTGGGTGTAAAAATTTAAACTAAAGGGGTGAAAGCCCCTTTTAAACATCATTTATGAAAAAACTTATAATTATCATACTTTCCTTGTTCTGGGCTTATTCAGTAAATTGCCAGAACACAATAACAGTCCAGCATAAATATTATACACTGGAATATGATACAGTTTTGAAAAGTCCTTTAATTTCCTGGTATATTCAAACCACAGCCCATGCAACCAGTCAGGTTAAAATAGACAGAAAAACAGTTGCCAGTTTCCATCAGGATCCACTGATCAGCGCAAAGTACCAGGTTGCAAATGATAAAGAATATTCAACTTATAACGCTGCTCATAAATCAGACAGTCTGAGAAAAGATAAAGGACATCTTTCACCATACACGGCTTTCGATTTTGATTCAACCGCAGCAAGGGAAAGCATGTACTATACCAATACAGCCCCTCAATTTTCATTCTTCAACGAGCATCCATGGGAAAGGCTTGAACAGTATGTATTAAAAACATTAGCACCGGCAAATGATAGTATAACAGTTTATACCGGGTGTTTATATGGCATGGATAAAATGAATGATGTCCCTATCCCTGACTACTACTGGAAAGTGATTGTCCTTCATAGTGGTGAATTAACCTGTTATTTAGCAAAAAATGAGATAACCGATAACACAGATTTTAAGCGGTATTTAGTTTCACCAGATGCATTAAAAAACTTCATCCAGTTTTATTATCCAAATCTTAAAATTCAATTCTAATGATAAAAAACTCATACCCATTACTCCCGGTAATCCCATACCAAAAAACAAGTATCGGGATGCCCTTTGTTGTATCATTTGCAAGAACCCTAATCGGCAAATACACGAAAGATACCGTCCGTATGGCTTATGCTATATTTCGCAATGAAAGCGGTAACGGCAATAATGGAGTAAACAATAACTATGCAGGTATTCAGGCAGATGTAGGCCAATGGGAGAACTTACCAGGTACACCAGTAGCAACCTGCACGAAAACAGACAATGCAGGTGATGGCAGACGTTTCCTTTGCTTCAGCGATGCAGACGGTTACAAAATATCCTTTGATTTATTGTGTATCAAAATTCAGCAAAGAAATATGGTAACCGTGCAAGATTACTTTGATCATTGGGTTTGCAATCCCAAAGAGGAAACGGCAGAGGCGAAAAGTGATTTTCAAAGTTTACTTAATTCGGCCAATAAGATATTTATTTAAAGTTTGTATTTTCTCATAAGCAGTTGTTTTGGTTAAGTTCATTCATTTGCAGCAGAGCCAAAAAAGCCCCGACTATTCTTAGCGGGGCTTAGTTTTTCCGAGTGCAAGTAAAATCTTATTCGCCGGTACGCAAGATATTACGAGGTCTTCCGGGTCTTCTGTGATTTATCTCATCGATCAGCTCTGAGTAAAACCAGATAGTTACCGGTATTATAGGCGAAATAACTACCATGGCACAAAACTCTAAAGTGAATGCGACCGTAAACCAGTAGTACAGTAAGTTTATCAAAGTAGAGACTACTGCAAAAAATGTAGCGGTCCTTTTTTTACTAAATATGGTGAAGATAAAAATACTAAGCTCCAAGGATACGGCAAACACATAGGACATTACTTGCTCATGCCATGTCCCAGGCTCGCGTGATATACGCAGGAATACCCAGGCTGCATGTGTAACCTGGGTAAGTAAAGCAAGTATCACTACTACATTTACGAGCATATTTCGCTTATTCATGAGTTCCTCCTTTTGCCTGGCTAATTTCGCTTATGCGATCTTCAATAGCGTTTGTGTCAAACACTGGTCGCCATTCATCCCTCATTTGGCGTTCTACTTCCAACCTCATTCGTAAATCAGATTCGGTACGGTAAGCCATATCCCTCCCGACCGTTACTCTCCCTGGCTGTGCATTACCGATTTGCAGACATTCCACCAGCTCCATTGCCCGCAACCGACTGCGACTTTCTTCTTTGTGCCATACTGAATACAGTAATGGCATATCTTTCCCATCTAACCCTACTTTTGTCTCCCACAACTGATTTTCGTCATCCCAGGTTGTGACTGGAGAAATAATGAATTTTGACATGATTGTTTAATTAATCTTAGCAATTTTTTCATCCTGTGATTTAATAGTTGTAATAATTTGTTTATATAATTCAAATAAATACAACCTTTTTTGACTTTTTACAGACCCATTGTTAGGAAACTCTTTATCGTTGTTCCAAAAATCTTTTTCCCATTCTGCCAATGTCCGACAATGACAACCTAGTCTTATAATCCATTCGTTTGTTTTTTCTTGAAAGAAACAATAAGAGCTATAATAATACCTTCCTGGGATAAAAATATAATCCCTAACTCCTATTGCGTCGCGCAGGTCTGCACCGCGCAGGTCTGCACCGTTCAGGTCTGCACCGTTCAGGTCTGCACCGCGCAGGTCTGCACCGCTCAGGTCTGCACCGCTCAGGTCTGCACCGTTCAGGTATGCATCGCTCAGGTCTGCACCGCGCAGGAGGTTTGCACCGCGCAGGTTTGCACCGCGCAGGTCTGCACCGCGCAGGTTTGCACCGCGCAGGTCTGCACCGCGCAGGTCTGCACCGCTCAGGTCTGCACCGCTCAGGTCTGCACCGTTCAGGTCTGCACCGCGCAGGTTTGCACCGCGCAGGTCTGCACCGTTCAGGTTTGCACCGCGCAGGTTTGCACCGCGCAGGTCTGCACCGCGCAGGTTTGCACCGCTCAGGTCTGCACCGCGCAGGTTTGCACCGCGCAGGTTTGCACCGCTTTTTACTGCTTCTATTAAAGTATCTTTAACAGTATTATCTTCTGTTTCTAATTCAAAAATTACATTTCCTAAAAACCTTTTTTTAATTTGCAGCTTTGTTTTCATTTTTTGTATTTAATTATTGTATTAATACGAATTTTAATTGCCGTGACGCAAGATGTACGCGCGGGGTTAAGTGAATCGGCCATAGAAGTTACGCCTCTTTGTTCTCCTCCCAGTCCCATGTCAATTTGCCTCCTTTTTCTATTTTCATATAGGGGCGTTCATTTCCCCATTGGCGCGACTGGATAGATTCTCTCGACTCTCGTCTTATCTCCCACAATAGCCAGATAAAACAAGCGGTAACTGCCAGCACGCAATCGCATGCGGCTGTATGAGTGTGGTAAAAATGTGCGGCTATTTGCCATAATTCCTGAATGTTATTTTTTTCATACATTAGATATTTGAAGTAAATAAATGAGTTTTCTCCAAGGATACCGGCTGTCCCTTCCGGCGCGTCCCTTATCTGATCCTTTACCATTTGAACACAATGCTCCCATATATCCACATCGGACCGCTCATCGCTATTCAGGTAGTGCCGTATGCTTGCCCCGAATAGTGTTTTTTGCGGGATCATACGCAGCCTGGCAATAACCTGGTCACGATCCCAGGCGATGGGCTGGCGGACTAAATTAAAGGTGCATGGTTGGCAGGGTTTGTTATGTTTCATATTGTAAAGTTATTGTTTGCCGGAATTCTAACTGCCGGGACGCAAGATATTCGCCTGGAATTAACCCAGGGTTGCGCCCTTTGTTGCGCTGGCGTACTCATAGCATTTTACTTATCGCGTAAAGAAAAAATAAGATAAATGCAACCTCAACTATTACGTCCCTCTTACGGATACGCGGCGGTTTTCTATTGAAATTTGCCATGGTTAGGGGTTTAATGGTGAACTGAATGGGTTAGATACGCGCGCTAATCCCGCGCCGGTCGCGTTCACCGGATTAATACCGGTCGCGTTCACCGGATTAATACCAGCCTCTCTTACTGGCGGGTCATTGTACGGATCAAATCGCAGCCAGTACGCTTCCTGAATCATTCCTGCATACTGCCGCGCCTTGCTATCTACCTTCAATTTCCCTTGCCAGAAAAAAGAATGACTACCGGATACGTGCCTGAGCAAAACCCTGAATTCATCCCGCGTTAAGTGGTCCAGCGCCGCGCGGGTGCTGATTACCTGTACTTTGGGCAGTTCAGATATGTAAGGTGAAAAGTATGTGGCGCCTGACGGATCCAGCGGGATAAGGGCGAACTTATCGCCCGTTTTTTTAATAAAATATTTCATGGTTGCTGCCTCCTGCCAAATAGGGCTAATTGGTTTATCGCTTTAAAATGTCTTACCCCTTGCTGTTTGTAAAACCAGCTCTTATCATTTGCCAGACATTTACCGGTGGGGGTGCACCCCACAAAACATAGCGCCAGTAACAGCGCGACTATTGCGGCAGTGGTTAGAATTGTGTTTTGTTTTTTCATGTTCATTTTCATGTTTTTAAATTAAATTTTTTGTTATATATCTCATCTTAGCCTGGTTAATTGCTTTTAACACAAACCCTTCCCTTCCATTTCTTTTTTCGTAAATAAAGTCTGCCCTTACCGCTCCGGTAACGGACAAATCTATACCAATTGCACTCGCAAAACTTTGCGTACCAATCAGACAATTGCCGGAATTTAAACTATCATTTACTTCAACGAATATCCGATTAAGCGGTAATGTTTCGCATAATTGCCTTAATTTCTGCTCATTTTTAGCCCGCAATTCCAGTTCAATCAATCTTTGTTTTCTTTGCCTTGCAACTTCTATCGCTTCTTTATCGTTAGCCGCTGTAAAATGATAATCTCTGTATATATAGCCATCTACCTTTACACAATGTGTATTTTGTTTGATCCCTTTACCTTCAATCCACTGGCATTTAAACAAATCTTTCCCTATTTTTTTCCCGTAAATTGTTATTACACCTGCAATAACTTCAGTGCTTAAAAATTCCTTTGATGTAAGTCGTAAGTCTATACTCCCATGAGTAGCCTTATATTTACAACTTTTACTATATTCAGTAGCGTTACTGAAGAAACCGTTTAAAGAAGTTTTATTTACATAAAAATTATTGAACTGCCCCATTGAGTAACTCATGTCAGGTAAAAATTTTGCAATCTTATCCGCCTTGCCCTGATACTTTGCCCATAATACCTGCCTGAATGTTAGCTTGCAAAACTCTTTGTACTCATTTCTTTTTTGCCGGATCGGAAAAATTCTTTCAATTTCTTCATTTAAATCTTTTACTTTAAATTCTCCTGCTTGACCTTTCGTTACCTTTTTTGTAATATAGCTAACGTAGTTTACGTAGCGACAATCACTTATAATGTCATGCGCTAATTTGCTTAGATTTCTCATGTTATCCCGCTTATTTTAATTGCCTAACGGGTTGCAATTGTTTTTTTAATACCCCAAAACTAAGCCCACCGCAGTTGGTGGGCAAGTGGATAGTGACAAGCGGCAAAATAAAATGATGAGCGGTTTGAATCCAGGATGAGCGGTTAATGTCATGGCAGCTACATTTTTTTTGGTCCAATAATACATTTGTATGGTTCTTCCATATACCCAAAATCAGCCGGTAATCTCTTATAAGTTATACATTTACTCCTTTCATTGTATATTATTCTAACTACAACTTTCAACCCACATTCTACTAAGAAATTTTTTAGCTGCAAGTATAAAATAATACTGCCGTCTACTTTTAGGAATTTACCCATAGGTATTTTATTTAACTCAGCCGCTGTAATTTTTAAATTGTTAAATTGATCCTCATCCATTTTTAACGCTCGAATTAACATGTCACGGGTTATTTCTACATTTTCTATTCTTTTTTTTCTCATGGCTGTAATATTTTAGCGCTTAATTTGTCTACTGTTATACCCATCGCGAGCGGGTATAATTGCTGTGCATATTTTGCGGCTGCCATTTCATCTGTAAAATTTAGACATAGAAATTTTAATACAAATTGCTCAGAAATCCATACTGTGCATACCAACGGGTTATTTTGCGTTATATAACTAATAGCCTCCGCCTGCTTAGTAGGACGACCGTTTACTTTTATTTTTATATCCATAATTTAACCGGTTACCATTGCCGGCATGGTTTTAAAAGCAAAAATAAGGGTTATGCCGCTATTATCCTCGCAATAACCTATATTTAACCGCTAAAATTCAAATAAGCCTAACTAAATGTTAAAATTTGTTAAAATTTAGATTTAAGTATATGTTAAATATAGTAAAATGTATCATGTCACTTACAACATAATCTATGTATACAGCAGACCCCTTATTATTTACAGCAACTTACAAATCGCTGTAAATGCTCAAACCCTTATCCAGCTTGACTTTTATACACTATATACAGCATTTACAGTACTTCTATATAAAAGGTAAGTAAATAAGGTATTATCATGGTTAAGTAAGGGTTAAGGTTAAGTAAGGGTTAAGTTAAAAAAATACCTTTTTATTTTAGGAACCTCTTAGAAAAATGATATACGGATGTATACAAATTGGGTAATATCTTGAATATCATTAAGTTAAGCATTTACAGCACTTTTGAACAGGAAAGGAGGGGAAATATACGGAGGATCAGGGGCATATACGCCTCGCTATATTCTCACTGGTTCCACATACTTTTTAATTACCCGCCAGTATGTGACCAGCTCCGCGACGCGCTTAATCCGCCCGCAACTATTCATCCAACTAACACGCGTTTTATACCCGAAATGTGCTGCCATTTCAGCCTCAGATACCCTACATACGCTCAAAAATTCTTTATATTCCCTTTCCAGCGACCTGTATCGGAAATAATCGTAAACAAATGCGTACATCTTACTCTCAACTGTTTCAAATCCATCCAAACCGCCAAACATTGCAGTTTTTCCATTGCTCACTATATGCCCTTTGAATGATTCCACTATTTTTTGCCGCTCTTGTTTAAATTTCGCGGACCCAAAGGAAGGAAGGCATGCCGGATATTCGCGCGAAAGGTATTCGAGCAGCATTTTAGTTATATTCCGTTTGTCTGTAATCAACCCCGCAGCGTTCGTTTCGGTGTATGTCATACGGAGAGTGCTTATTTGTGTGCTCATATTTCCAGCTTGCTTGTAGGTACTAATCGATTTTATCTATCAATAACGCAAAATTAATCGGTTTTATCGATATAGTAAGAGGGGTAAGCCTCAGTCCTTCTATTCCTTCAATTATTCAGCGTAAACAAAACAGAATCAGGCAGTTGAGATACTTATAATTAATACTTATATTTGTGCTAACTAAAACAATAATTTATGAAATTAATTGATGGGATCGAATTTTACCCTCTAAAAGGCTATGATAAGTATTTAATAAGTAAAACCGGATTGGTTTATTCATTGTATAAAAACAGAATAATGAATGAGCATGATAATAGCGGTTATAAAATGCTATGGCTTACTAATAGCGACGGGAGCAGGTGGCAATATATACACAGGTTAGTATGTGAACAATGGATCCAAAAACCGGAAATTAAAAGTGAAATTTGGGTAAACCATAAAGACGGCAATAAATCGAACAATAATATAAGCAATCTTGAATGGTCCACTATATCCGAAAATATAACTCATGCCTTTAAAACAGGACTGCATAAGATTGTATCCGGCGCGGACCACTGGAAGACAGGGACGAAAGTAAGCGCGGAGGTTAAAAAGATAATGAGTGAAAAGAAAACGGGAATCAATCATCCTAAATTTAAAGGGTATTACATTACTCCCTTTGGAACGTTTCCGAGTGCTAATATTGCAAATAAACAAACTGGTATCAATCAAAAGAAGATTATTGCATTGTGCAAATTAAACGCCAACGGGTGGCAATTTGAACCGGTAATAAGGGATTAAAGGCGCCTACATTCACCTATATCTCCCGCACCTGTATCATTGTACTGAATATTGCGAACATATCGCGCTCGCAACCGGTGCCGCGCTTACTTGCACACGTCCGGCACATACTAAATCCAGTAATCCAGTCGCGCCCATTGGTCTCGCCGGTCACGCCGCCGGTCCGGTCACTGTTCGGACACGTTCGCATGTCCTTTTTTTTCAGGGGTACCCACCTCACAGGCCTGCCATTTTCCACCCCACCCCTGGACGCTCAAAAAAAGGGAATTACCCCTACTGATAACATTCATATAACTTTTGTATAAGTTGTCTGTATATATCCATATACCAACTCTTATCTTACCTTCCTCTCAACCGTTACTTTAAATATCGTTTCCTGAAAACTTTCTTATTAAAAGTATATATTAATTAATTAACATTTTATATTACTTTGGTATCGATTATATATTTCAGGTATTAAAATAAATTTGTGTAAAAAATAAATTTGTGTAAGAAATAAATTTTCATTAGATTTGTCTAATGAAAAAAGATATTGTACTAATTGATTTATTTTCCGGTATTGGTGGCTTTTCAAAAGGGTTAATTGATGCAGGGTTTAATATTACTCGTCACTATTTTTCGGAAATTGATAAACACGCTATTGCTAACTATAAATACAACTTCCCAGATGCAAAATTTATCGGATCAGTTATTGATGTTTCAGGAACATCAATTAGAGACCAACACCCAAACGAACACATCATTGTCACTTTCGGATTCCCTTGCCAGGATATTTCAATTGCTGGAAAGCGCAGAGGACTCGTTGAAGGTACAAGAAGCAGTCTCTTATTTGAAGCAGGCCGCATTGTTACTGAAAGTAAAGCACAAACTTTCATTGCTGAAAATGTCAAAGGATTGTCCTCTGTTAATGAAGGAAGAAGTTTCTACGAAGTCCTTAAATTTCTTACCTACCTTAATTCAGATAGTCCACAATACACAGTTGAAGTGCAGCTTCTTAATACTTCTTGGTTACTCCCACAAAATAGAGAGAGGTATTATTTTATCGGACATATTGGAACAAAATGTAAGCAAAGAATATTTCCTATCACAGAAAACGATTTTAGGACTACTGAAAGGTCAGGCGACACCACAACTGTTAGAACCTTAGATACACAAAGCAATCAGGCTGTAATAGTGGCTCAAAGAGGTAGAAACCCTGAAAATTCATCCGATAGGACACCAGGCGCACCAACTGTACAAAGATTAGAAGTAAACGAAAAAGGACAGAGTAATGCTCTTACGGGAGTGCAGAAAGATAATCTTGTTTTGTTAAAATGTATTTCACATTACGGACATAAAGATAAAGATGCAGTCGAAAGCGATATTGTACCAACGCTTAAAGCTGAAAGTCATGGGCATGAGCCAATGATTGTGAACACGAATATGGCAGGGCAGCAATTTGAGAATGATTATGCAGGAACATTACGTGCGGGTGCATCGGCTAATTACATGACTGTTTCAAACATCCGCCGCCTCACCGAAATAGAGTGTGAAAGATTACAGGGATTTCCAGACAATTGGACAAAGTTTGGAATTTATGAAAAGCAAGTATGGATAAATAAGAAAGAGAAAACATTTAGAATAGTTGAGGGAGTAGAAAGTGTTTCAAAAACACAACGATATAAGATGTGTGGTAATGCTGTAACCGTATCTATTGTTGAATTAATTGGTAAAAAACTATTGTCAGGCATATAGATAGTATTTCCTACATTTGAATGCTCGTTAATCGGGGGAGTTAGCTGGTTGCGGTTAGCTGGATTCGTATCTGGCTGCGTTAAGCTGGTTGCAAGTATCTACCCGGGACAATATATGGGCACAAGCAACATGACACCAACAAATAATACAAGCACCCGTACCAATAGGAAGACGGAGAGTGCAGATAAGATTGCACACATTGGGAATGAGGCGTACCAAAAAGCGTTGAGTGGGGGCGATAAAATCTCCCTCGAAGTCCGTGAAAGCGTGAATCAGGTTGCGTCGATGGATTCGTTATTGGCATTGCAGTTTGATTCTCCTGACGTAAAGAAAACGAGGGCATTTGGGTTAAAGCTCGTTAAGGATATGTGGGCCTTTGTTTCCGGCTCGACGGCTGGCGCTGCCGCGGGTGGTGGTGGTAATGCGGGGTATTACCAGGAAAGGTATGCGAACTGGATGCTTAATGACCAGTGGGCGAAGGGGACGGCACCGATGGAGTGGGCTAAGTCGCTTATGGGCGTGGAGGGAAATAAGATGTGGGTGAATCTGGACTGGCATGTATTGAAGATTGTACCCAGGTATGTGCAGTCATTGACCAACCGGTTTATGAGCAGGGACGAGAAGCCTAGTGTAAAAGCTACTGATATTACTTCGGAGAGGTACCGCAGGCGGGAGAAGATATTATCTAAGTGGAGGATGGAGGAAAGGGAGAAGATAGCCAGGGCGGAGCAGGCGATGGGTATGCGGATGGAGACAGGCTTTACACCGGAGGATGAGGATGAGTTGGACGTGTATTATAAGATTGAGTACCGGTTACCGGAGGAAGCGTTCTTCGAGGAAGCTGCGTGGCAGGTGTTTCAGAACTCAGGTGGGGCTGGTGGTTATGTAGGCAGCGGGTATGAGTATCTGAAAAGGGTATTGATACAGGATTTGATTAAGAAAAATATCGCGATGACCAAGCTCGAGCGCAGGCCGGGTATGGCAGGCAACCCTACGCTGGCGAACCGGTTGGTGGTAAGGAGGGTGGATCCACTGAACGCGGTGTATAATATTTTTAAGAACGCGGATGGTAGCGATGTGACTATCGCGGGGGAGGCCAGGCCGATTAAAATATCTGAGGCCAGAAGGATATGGCCGAGAGTACCGGAGAAGTATTGGTTTGAGTTGGCGCAGATTGCCAGGAAAGGATTAAACCAGTCGCAGCCTTTAAACTGGCTGGACTCGTATATATACAGTTTTAACAGGCCTTATGATGACTATTCATTTATGGCTTTTGATTTTGAGGTAAAGGTATATGACAATGAGTATTTTGTTATTAAGCCGGATGAAGATGGCGCGATGATTATCGTATCGAAAAAGGGAGTCCCCTCCCCCACCAACCCGAATGCAGTGGTGGAGTCACT